CCAATAAGTTCCGCCAGAACTTGTAAAAAGCCTCGTAAAGAGGCTTTTTACAATCCTTTTAATTGTCTTACAAACGAATTGTCGTCAATCTTTGCATATATCATCGTAGTCTTTATTTGTCTATGACCGATTACTTGCTGTATTGTAGTTATAGGAACATTTCTATTAATCAATCTGCTTGCGCAAGTATGTCTTGCAACGTGAGCGGTTACATGCTTGTTAAGCCCACTTCCTTTAAGAGCGGAAGATAACCTTGAATTGAATCTGCAATTGCTCCCCACATAAAAAAACTCTGAAAGCCGATTCTGATACTGACTATATATTTGCTCACCTCTTCCATCAAACAGAGCAAAAAGAGGTATTCTGACATGTGTATTTGTTTTTACGGAATTATATTCAAGCCAAATCCGATCATTTTCCAACTTGAAGTTCTTTTCGTTGAGAGAAGCAAAATCACTTATCCTAGTTCCAGAATAGCTCATGAATAAGAATTGATTGATAGTTAGCTTTTTACTTTCTGATAACGTCCCAGATGCTACATAATTCTCAATCTTACGTATGTCATCATCACTTAACGACTTCAGTTTATAAGTATTGTTCAGGTCTTTTGGATCATGGTAAAAAGCGAATGCATCCGATGGAACCTTATTCCCATACAATTTACGTGCGATATTATAATATGTCTTAACAACATGCATTTCCTTGCATACGGTTGAATATTTAAGTCCGGAATTAATTAAAAATCCCATGAATCCGCGGAAGAAATCCTCTGTCAATGATATGACAGGACAAGAACCTTTGAATTTTTTTATAGTCTTCAAAACATTTGTATGTATTTCTATAGTCCGAGGTTTTAACCCTCTTTCATTCATGGATTTTTCCCACATTGCATACCAGTCTGCAGAAGCTCCACGTTTTGAATATATGTCATGCAATTTAGACAATGTAATTTCTCCAGAATAAGTTAGTTCAATATCTTCCAGGTTATACACAAGTTTTCTGATTAGCAGGTTAAGATTGGCGGCATTTGGACTTTTAGAAATAAGTCCGGATTCTTCACTCCATTCGTCATTAAACACTCTGACATTAGTATCTAGTTCTATTACAGAACCATACTGTGAACATTTCACAAAAATAGCCAGCATTCCTCCGTGTACACGATGTGTTACAAGCTCATACTTAATTTTATTCATAATGATTATTATTAGATGCACTATAAATATATTAAAAATTAAGCATAAACAAAATGTCAATCATAATAAAAAGCTATATTTGCAGCTATAATTCTTAATGAATTATTAGATGCATAAAGGGGGATATTTCCAAGAGAGGTATATTCCCCTTTTTATTGTTTTAAAGTGCAAATAAGCATTCAATTGTCAAAAAAACATATCTGTTTTATTCGGATATAAATATTTTTTGTAATTTAGCGGCGTGATAGGGAAAACAGGGATTCCCTTCTTCGATGAGAGTTTTATCAACACAGAAAGGAGACAAGCGATTGTCTCCTTTCTTGTTTTTGTCCGCCGAGAAACCGTCGTTTTTTTGTCCTTCATTCTCCAATGTGCTCTTCGTAACTTTGTATTGCAACTAAAACCAAATGTTTAACTAAAAACGACGACAAAATGAAAAAGATGATTTTAATGTTTGCAATGCTGATCTCTGCAGTGACCGTTTTCGCACAGGGAGCTGTAACCTCTGAACCTTCTACTGCCGGATTCGTAATCGACCTGGGCACGTTTACCGGAATCGTAGCACTTATTTCGGCCATCGTGACACAGATTCTGAAAGTCATTCCTGCCATTTCAGGAAGCAAGCTCGCAAAAATCGGTGTGAGCGTGGCGGTAGGTATGGTGGTGTGCGTGCTGGCATGGGCACTTCAGCTTACTCCACTGCTCGAAGGATACCAATGGTGGGGAACGCTTATTTACGGACTGGCTGCCGGCCTTAGCGGATGCGGTTTCTACGATGTGGTAAAAGCTATTGCCGCTCTTTTTAATGATAATACGGAAGAGATGGAATAACGGGAAATCGGAAGGAGGCATGGAATGGACGCAGAAATGGTGACGGCCATAAGCGCAGCTGTAGTTTCCGTGGGTACCTTTATTCTTACTCAGTACAATAAAATGACGCAGAAGTATCGTGACAAGATGAACGATATGAAGTTGGAACGGTACAAGCAGGAAACCGAACGTCTTAGCTTCAAGCGAAGCGAGAATACGGCAAAGGTATTCGGCGAACTGTGGAAGGTGCTCTACGAGACAAAGGCCGACAGGGTGTACATCGTACAGCCGCACCCACTGGGTAACGCAGCCTTCCTTTCCATCTATTTCGAAGTGAAACGCAAGGGGGTGTCGGGCATGAAGGATAATGTGCAGCGGCTCCCCATGAGCGAAATGGCAGTATTCAGCAGAGGACTGGCCGAAAACCTTTTTCTCTGCTATACGGATATAGACTCTCAAGTGAAGGACAAGATGGCCAAATCCCTGTTTATAACCAATGGCTGTCGCGCCGTAGCCATAAAGAGGCTGAACAGCGCTTCCGACTGGGTAGGAAACATCTTCTGCGAGTTTACCGACGAAATGGAGGTAAGTGAGGAACAAACCCACAAGGTGCTGCACGATGCAGCGGTGAACATACAGTTCATTCTTCCGGAATACCGGGAGAATCCCTATAAATAGAGTTACAAACCAAAAACACAACACAAACAATGGACGAAATCAGTTTTAAGAAGGGAGCTGAAGGCTATGTGGCCGAATATACTTCCGAAGGACGTACAATGGTGCAGATTCAGGGTGTGAAAAGCGGAAGGCTTTCAATCTCCCAGTTTATTGACTCCATGGAACCCGTCGCAATGGATACGGTGAATTTCACAAATTCAGTAATTGAAATCAATGTACCTGCCGGCATGAAGGTACGGCTTCTGAGCGATGTGGAGGTGAAAAAAGTCAAGGCATTGGTCATCAAGGATACCGCAGCAGCCGGTGGTGGCGGAGGAGGTGAAAGCTATGTGCTCCCGAAAGCCAGCGACTCTGCTTTGGGAGGAATCCAGACCGGATTTTCAGAAAGCGGAAAGAACTATGCTGTAAGAGTAGACGGAGCAGGTAAAGCGTATGTCACGGTAAACTGGACAGACACCACATATACCAATGCTACAACAGCAAAGCCCGGAATTGTAAAACAGGGTGCCCATGTAACAGATGCTACAGGTTCGGAAGATGCACATACCGTACTGAACAAGCTGATTGACGAGCTTGAAAAGGCCGGGGTTCTGGCTTCTGCATAACCACAGTCACAACACACAAACTAAACTAGACACGACATGAGAATCTGGGTTGATAACGGTCATGGTGCAGACACCAAAGGGAAGCAGTCGCCCGACGGACGGTTGCGTGAATATGCCTATGCACGCGACATTGCACGCCGCGTGGTGGATGCGCTAAAGAAGAAAGGGCTCGACGCGCAGCTGCTCGTTCCGGAAGAGGAAGACATTTCGCTTCAGGAACGGTGCGCACGCGCCAACCGGGTGAAAGACAGCATTCTGGTATCCGTCCATTGTAACGCTGCCGGAAGCGGCACGCAGTGGATGGCCGCACGCGGATGGGAGGCATGGACCAGCGTAGGTCAGACCAAGGCCGACAAACTGGCCGAATGTCTGTATCAGAGTGCTGAGCAGGTGCTGAAAGGCATGAAGATTCGCAAGGACACCACCGACGGCGACAGCGACAAGGAAAGCGGTTTCTATATTCTGAAGCACACCGTATGCCCGGCCGTGCTGACGGAAAACCTTTTCCAGGACAATCGCGAAGATGTGGACTTCCTTCTGTCGGATGAAGGCCGTCAGAAGATTGTCACGCTGCATGTGCAGGGAATCTGTAAATACCTGGGCGTATGAAACAGCTCCCGTGGATACTGGTAGGCTTGCTGTCGGCCGCGCTCCTCTTTTCGCTTTTCTTCCGTGGATGCGCGTCGCCGCAGTCTGGTCAGGGTGATACCGTATGGCTTCCCGTCAGGGTAGATACGATACGCGACACGGCAATTGCTCCTCCCGTGTCAGAGCGTTCCGCAGGAACAGACACCGCACGCCTTCCGGTATATCGTCCGCAGAAACTGTCCGGGTCAGCTTCCATCCCGGACAGCATAGCGGATACGGTTACGGTTGTTTCTGATTCGCTTTCTACAGGGAAAGACAGCGTGGACGTGATTATTCCTCTCACAGAGAAGGAATACCGCACGGACGACTACCGGATAGTCATTTCAGGGTACCGCCCGCAACTGGTGTCGGCAGAGTTTTACCGACGCACACAGACGGGGGTGGTAAATGCACCGGCACCGAAAAAAAAGAGGTGGGGGATAGGACTGAGCGTCGGATACGGGATAGGGCTTTCAGGGAAGACAGAACCGTTTCTGGGCGTTACGCTTAATTACAACCTGCTGCAATGGTAGCGGCAGGTTGTTTCTTTAAACACAAGAGAAAAACACAGGGCAGACGTGCCCGATAAACAAAGAAACGATGAGTAAGAGTGAGATTTTTAACACCATCCTCCGCATGGTATCGGAGGAAACGGAAATACCGTCCGCACAGATTCTTTCCGGAAGGAAGGACACAGAAACGGTAGATGCACGCTATCTGCTCGTGCATTTCCTTTTTCAGAGCGGATTGAATCCGTCGTATATCGCTGCACGAATCGGAAAGACGGAGCGTGCCGTCAACCAGATTCATACCAATTTCGACCAGCGTCTCAGCACACAGAAAATATTCAGAATAAGTTGCGAAAGAATCAGGAAGAGGTTAGGAAATAACTCATTCCCAGAGTAATGCTTCGTCCGTACCTTTGTCATGTCGGGAAATAGTTCACGACACAACACAAACACAAAACAGTATGACAATCAAAGGTATGGATGGCCAGAGTTACAACGTAACCGGCCAGGGACAAGGTAATTTCAACACTGTGGGTGCAGCAGCTGGTATCGCATCATTTTTGGGAATCAACGGTGGTAACATTCTGGGCCGTAATGGCTGGGGATGGAACGGAGAAGGATGTTGCTCAGACAACATGCCCGTAAGCCGTTATGAGTTGAACATGGTGGAACAACTGAACGCAAAGGATTCAGAAATCGCTTTGCTGAAGGCTGACAAGTACACTGACCAGAAGATCGTGGAAGCCTATAAGGACTTGCAGGGTCAGATCAAGGAACTTTCAGTGGAAGTTCGCTCCAACAAGGACGCTCAGACCGCTGTCAACATGCAGCAGGCTGTTTACAACGGTACCAACACCGCTGCTCTGCAGTGCATGCAGAACAGCATCGCCGCTTTGCAGGCTATCACTAAGACATACATTCCGTCAAGCAACGTATGTCAGGATGGATGCTGCGGATGTCCGTCTGCCCAGTAACCCCAAACTGGCCCCGGGGGAGGACCGTCCGGTCTTCCCCTTCCTTTTGATTTTCAAGCACTGTAGAAAAAACTCAAACACGCAGCACAATGACAAACGCACAGATTCTGACCGCTGTCATCCTGAAATGGGGTGAGCCGGTCATTCCGGTTATGATGGGCAATACGCTCAACGGTATTTCTGCCGGCATGCTTCCGGTGGAGAAGTTATTCAAGTCAATCGGACTCGCAGGCCCCGGATGGCAGATTTCCAATGAAATCAATTCGCTGGCATCTTTAGGAGGGACAAAAATGATCCGTCCGTTCCTTGAACGATTTGTATCCCGCATTCCGGACGACATGATCCCGGAACTGGCTCACGGATATGTTGACTCTGCCATCCAGCAGGGAAAGCTTTCCATAATCGACGGATTCTTCACTTTCGACCGCGATGACCTGGTGGAACTGAAGAGATACCTGGACTGCAACCTTCCGTATCAGAAACCCGAGGAATATGTGGTGAAGGTTCCGCAGCAGCCCGCACAGCCGTCGCACCCACAACCGCAGCCTGCACCAAAGAATGAAACACGAGAAAAAGAAGAGAAATAAGTGCCGAATACAGGCGGCCTGGTGTCCTGTAAAAGATATATAACACAAACACAACACAACTATGATTCAGTCAATTACTTTGTCTGGAGTTCCGACAGCTACCGCTCAGCCACTGACGGTAAACATCACTAAGAAACTGCGTCAGGCTTATTGCGTGAACAACGGCGTTCAACCTACTGCTACCGTCGTATTCAGTGTAGCAAGCGTCACAAACAACAACACGCAGAACATTGCGCTTATCAACGCAGCTGTAACTCTGACCTACACTCCGAAAAACGGATGTGCAGCAAAGACTATTCAGTGGACCGAACAGTTTACAGTAACCTTCATCGGTGCGGCAAATACAGCCCCTACCAGTGTGGTAGCTACAGCTTTAGTTCCGCAGGTATTCTCTTACAATGAGAACGGTTGCGGTTGCTCTGCTTGCGGCGCACTGATTGCAGTCCCGGTCACGATTACTGCTACCTTTCCCGCTTAACGAAGTTCAGGCAGCCGCGTTTAGCGCTTTCAGTCTGGCATCCGCCGATGAACCCGTAAAAAAGCGAAGGAAAAGGAAAAATGTTTGAGTGGCTTCCCGTCCGCGAGGGCGGGAAGTTTTGGAGAAACTAATTTAAAACAAATAGACATGACAACCGAACAAATGATAGACAGATACAATTATCTGTACGCCTTGATGAAAGAAAGCAAGGATGTGAAAAATATGAAGATTTTCGGGGAAGCCGAAAAATACATGTTCCGCGAGTTGGCAAAGGTGCATCCGGAGATGGCAAGAAACTGGCTGGCGCACCTCGAAGCAACAGAGTGGAATAATTACCTGGACGAAAGTGAAGCCGTAAACATTGGGAAAACAATGATAAATGAAGACGGTGTTCAGGGATTCCACTGGGGTCACGACACATTTGTTTCTGCGGTGAAGCAGCTAGGAGGTATTCCTGAAGAAAAACCGTTCTACAATTCGTATGCGCTCTGTGTTACAGCAAACATGATTTACAGCGACATGGCTTACAGTATTGCAGAGGATATGGGCTTCAAGAAGCCATCGGAAGTACCGAATGAAAAGATGGCTCTTTCATGTTACAAAAAGGCCGTTTCCTATCTTAAGGACAAAGATATGAACTTTCAGGTGCGCCGTTACTTCAAGAAGCGCATGTACGGAGAGCCGGCAGCCATGTAACAGCCGCATAGAAGAAAAGCTGGACCTCCTTATACGTATGGTAGCTCAACTTGACGGGATAAGAGGATTTGGCTCTAATGTGCTGGCAAATGTGGTGGGCGATATAATTATGAGAAAAAGATGATGTAGTTTGTCTTTCCACCCTATATGAATGAAAATGCAGCCGGGTTTTGTCGTTTCTTCCCCGGCTGCATTGTTTTTTTATTATCAGTATGTACCGTTAACTGTAAACTCAAAATTGTAGTCATTTTTCTTTCCTTCAATCTCTATCGGGAAAAGTATTTGTACTTTTTTACCTATCCAAATTTTATTGTCAATATCATTCTGCATTTCTTTCTTACTCTTGTAGAAACATGGAATGATTGATTTTTGTTTCCATTCAGAAGGAACATAAACGCCAAACCCCTGACTGAAATATACATTTGACGTAGGGACTATAATATCGTTTAGCTTTCCGTTTTTGGGTATGCTTATGCTTCCCTGACTTTTATCTTTGTCTATGTATTTTACTCCTTTGTGCATAATCCGGCTTATATTACCTGTATAGTCCATAAAGGTTACATCATCCCAATTTATTTTCAGTGTTTTTTCTGAAACATTTTTCAGCTCAAATTCAAACTGAGTGGTAGAGTACCACCACACAATGTCAATGTATTTATCCGTGTATCTGTATTTGTTTACAATCTGAGCCTTTTTATTTTTTGAAGGGACTTCATCAGAAATCTTTACTATTTCCGAATTACCAAATGGATCTTTTGAGTATGAAGGGCTTTCAACAGAAGAAAGACCTAAATCGTAAACAGCCATATATGTACTTCCGCAAGAAGTAAACAAGCACATAATTAAAATTAAAGTCAATGTAAAAAATAAGTTTTTTTTCATAATGATAAGTAGTTTGTTTATTGCAAAAATATTGATTTGGTTGTGTTTGAGTTTCACAATTTCTGATTAAATGGAAAAAGTGCTGAAAAACGGTGTAAAATATAAAATGTGAGACAATTTTAATTAGATTCCCTTTTAAAAAAGTAGTCTTATCCGATATATATACAGCTGTTTTTTTGTCCTTCTTATTTTTGTGTATGTTACTTATTTTTGCTAAAAACAAATATCATGGAACAGAGAGAATTATTATTTAATGAGGAAGGCAAATCATTTGTATCAGAAACAAAAGTAAACTCAGACTATAATCTTCATATCGAAATGGAGAGTGGAGGAACATTGGAGATTTATCAAAGGGGAAGTGATGAAGGAAAGTATAGGCGTTCATATATTGAACTAAAGTGGGGGGACGTAATAGATGCAGATTTTTGTCATGCGGTCTATCCTAAGTATATTAAAATTGTTGTATCAAGTAAAGTTACAAAAGCAACCATAAGGGAGGCAGGATCATGAAACCTATTAAGCTAAATACGTTTAAGCTTTTGACGTATAGATTCTGTGAGATTAAGAAGAAAAAGCATATATCTCCTCCTGAAGAAAAATACCTCGTACTCGACAAAGGAAAGCTCGATGTAAACAAATTAAAATAATATGCCATGGCAGATATTCAGAAATTAAATAAAACATTCACCAGAGAGCAGGTGTTGCAGTCTGATGAAATGAACACTATAACGAAGAAGATAGACGAACTCGTAGATGGAGTAAACTCTTCCTTGAAACAAGTACCTGAAGGCTACATAACAGAAGAAGAACTTGCGAAGAAAGGGTACGCTACCTCTCAGGATTTAAGCAATGCTATAGGAGATATAAACACAGTACTTGATGAAGTAAACGGGGAGGTGATATAATGGGAACGACAGCAGACAAACTAAACAAGTTAAAAGAAAGCAAAGCCGCCATAAAGGCAGCCATTGAAGCAAAGGGTGTAGAAAATGTAGGAGAAATCCTTTCCGAATACCCGGCTAAAATAGCAGCCATTCCGACAGGGGATGAATACGCCCTTGAATCGCAAATGCTGATACTGCCGGTACGCTCGACTACTATAACCACGAGTGAAGGCAAGACGGCGGCGATAGCCACAAACGACCATATCAAGATTGTAGATGCAGACCTGAAGCATTATACAGTAAAAGAATGGAACGACAGAAGCGTGGCAAATGGCTTCGACAACGAACTCATTGCTCCTCCTGTAGGCTTTTCTCTGGAGTGTAACGGAGTCAGAACTATATTATACTGGCCGTGGAGTGGAGAATACTATGCTACATCCGGCACTACAAGCAAGGTGTCAAACGCGATGCAACACTCCGTGTTTGAATACGACCAGATGACTGGAGCGCGCGAAGGTACAGATTATCACGGCACGGCAGATGAAAACCTTGGCACGCACGCCGCAGGAAGTCACTTCGCGGCGGATTGGAGCGTGTCCGTGACCGAAGACGACAAACTGGAACTCTATTGCGGCAATACCAAGCAACGCTGGATAATGGAAAAGAATTGCGGCAATGTAAATGCTATGATAGCGGATAATTACGCCGAACGTCTTGAAGCCATGTATGTACAGAATGAATGGCTTCGCCACAGGTTTGCCATCTGTAGCGGCATAGCATCTTCTGAAGCAGAAGGCACAATAACCAATGTGGAAATCCTAAATTCATCAGGCGTACAGGCTCAGGTAGGTGAAGATATGTTTTTCTTCGTAAACGGCCAGAACACAGGTTTGAAAGCAATGTACAATACAAATAATAAGTATTCAGTAAACAACGCATACTATTTCAAACCTGAATACGCTGAATGGCTGTACGAACAGCAGAAAACAAACGGTGTAAACATGAACGACACCGGAGTAAACTCCGCCGAACGACCTCTTCTTTCTCCGGGTGAAAAAGGAGCGGAAGCCATAACTGTAGACGGGTATTGGTATATCATTACCCCATACATAAGCAGACCGGGAAACTCTACTACAAATTACGACTGGAATATGGCAGATTCTCATGCTGTATATTACATCAAAACACTTGAAGGGAAGTATATGGCAGGAGAGAAAGAATTATATCCATACTGGACGAACAAAAGCATAATTTCAGGATTGATAAACTATCTTAACAGTTATGAAAAATGGAGCATACCTGGCGCCCTGGGCGGCGGCGTCTGGAGCTGTGTCCGCTACACTGGCAACTACGCCTGGTGTGTGAACGTGGGCGGTGGCTACTTGGGCGGCAGCAACACGAACTACCCCTGTAGTGTGGTGCCGGCCTCCGCTTTTTGATTTATCTCAGCCGTGCGGAGCACGGCTCGTCAATTTTTGTATTAAAATATATTAACATTAAATACGCGACAATAGAAATGAACAGATCCGGGAGGAAACATTTGGACGCACCAATTATTCAGGACGTTATACGCCTGAATAATTGTCTCATAGAAATCAACAGCAAAGCTTATAAGGTCATAAGCAGAACATATATAGATCCTATGCTGAAGCAAGGCGCATTGCTTTTTAGTTACGCTATGCGCCAGGTCCGTGGAATGGACTATTATAAAAGAGCTACAGAACTGACATACGAGTTGCAGTTCGGGATATACCTGATAGTGGCTCTTGGAGGATGCAGCAAAGAGAAAGCGTCTGTAATAGACGTTTTGTGCGATAATATCCTATCTTCGCTTGCGAGGATAAAGAATGTCAGATCCGAAAAGTCTTGAACTATGTCGGCAGAACTGTTTAATGATAAAGGTCCCTGTGCTTGCAGTGAGCAAGCTATTCCGATTAACAGGGCAGAAGCCCTGGGCGGCAACGTCTGGAGCTGTGTCCGCAACAATGGCAACAACGCCTGGTATGTGAACATGGGCAATGGCAACTTGAACAACAGCAACACGAACAACACCTATAGTGTGGTGCCGGCCTCCGATTTATCAGAAAAAGTGCCCGACTGGATAGCTGCCGAAAGCGACTGTTACAAAAACAAGCACGCATCGCTCGAAGCAGCATCGTTTCATTTCAATCTGTCGCGTATTTATGAATTGATAAACAGAATAGACAACGGCTACCAGCCACAGACAAGCATCTGTTTTGTTCTCGACTACCCCGTGTATAGAGAAGTTTTCGCCGCCAACTACACCGACCGCATAGTGCACCACTACGTTGCCCCGATGCTCGGCGAGATATGCGAGAAAGTCCATGAAGCCAACGGTGATGTAAGCCACGGCAACCGTATCGGACATTCCGCATCTACAGCCATCGAGCAGATACAGCGAAATATCCGTAATGTAACGGATGGATACACAAAGAAAGCCTTCGTAGCCACAATGGATATATCAGGCTTCTTCATGTCGATAGACAAGGAAACCGCATACCGCATCTTGCGGAAATACGCCGATATGTATTACGACAAACCCGATAAAGAAGAAAAACTCTCCCTGCTTCACACCCTGATACAGCACAATCCGGCCACAGACTGCGAGCGACGCTCCGATATAAAAATGTGGGATAAAGTACCGCCCAACAAAAGCCTTTTCGGACTTCCACCCGACAAAGGACTCCCGATAGGGAACTTCTACTCCCAGCTCCTCGCAAACCTCGTCATGGCGGAAGCCGACGCGGAAATGATAAAAGCCGGAGTGAGATACACACGGTTTGTAGATGATATATGCGTGGTGGCAGAAACAGCAGCCGAAATAATCCATGCCCGAAAAGTATTCATAAAAGCGACCGGACGGCTGAAACTAAAAGTCCATCCCGATAAATTCTACATACAGCCGGCCTCACACGGAGTAAAGTTCTGCGGAAAGGTAGTAAAACTGAACCGTATCTACATATCCAACCGCACAGTACACGCCCTCCATACAGCGATAGAAGAATACAGCCGGATGCCGTCGTACGATAACGCCGTACACGCCATGCAAAGCATAAACAGCTATTTCGGGCTGATGAAAGGAACAGCGTCCTTCAACATCAAAAAGCGCATAGCCGGGAAAGCTCTGGAAAAATTCTCCGAATGGATGTATTTCCGCAACAAGAACGGCCGGTTCGTCTGTGTATTGAAAAGCAAATACAAACCAAACAAGACATCATATCTAAACCTGAACGACTATGCTTCCATATTCAGACCGCCGACAAGGTACTATCCGAAAAGGAGGTTCCCCCTACAACTCCGCGAGCCTGCATATATGCGAGCATAACGGACAACTGATAGCAACATTTAAAAACATTAATAACATGAAGTACGCAAAAATCGAAAACGACCAGCTACTCGTCAAAGAAGTAGAGAAAGGACAGGAAGTAGGCGGAAAACTTGCTGAAGAAGAAATCATCGCACAAGGCTACAAGCCATACTGCGAAACAGAGAAACCCGAAGGAGCAGACTTATTCATCAATCGCGAATACGAAACCTGCATAGTGCAGGAATGGGGAACGATAACCGAAGAACCAGGAATAAGCCGCGAAGCACTGCTGTTCTTTATCGAGAACACAGACAGCAACTCCGTTATCACACTCACGCTTCCGGCAAAAGACTACGCCTCAATCATCGAGGACGAAGAAATCCAGTCAGCACTGAAAAACAAACCATCAATCTCAATCGTGACATTATGATAAAATTTACAGAAAAAGAGATTTACAGTACAGAAGGTCTGTACATAAATCGTATCGGAACAAACATCTATTTCAAGCGTGCCAACCGCCTTCCTTCCGACATGGAGGAAATGTTCAAAGAAGTAAGCGATCTGCCCACCGACGAACTGGGAGCCGCAAAAGCCGCGAAGATATTCGAGATAGACAGCTACGACACTAGCGACGCGGTAAACAGCTTCACTCTCGACGGCGAATCCGTTTGGCTCGACAAGAACACCCGAGTGGGACTGATGAACTCCACCCGGATACAGAAGGCAGCCTCCATGCTCACCACCACACTCTGGTTCGGAGGTAAAAGCTACACCCTCGAATGCGACACGGCTATACAGATGCTCTCCGCCCTTGAACTGTATGCCCTGCAGTGTTACAACGTAACGGCACAACACAAGGAAAATGTAGAAGCCCTTCAAAGCGTGGAAGAAGTGGAAGCCTACGACCACACAACCAGATATCCTGAAAAGCTTAATCTGAACACAAAATGATACTCATACTCTTATCAATAGCTGTCATCCTCACATACGTGGGGGTGATGGTGAAACGCAACGGAATACCATATTCCATCAGCGACACATACTATTCGTTGAAACATAAGCTGTGGTTCGGCTTCACCATGACCGCAACATCCCTACTGCTCATGCCCACCCTCCTATCTGCTACCCCCGAAAATTATCAGTTCACCGCATTTCTGATGTGCGGAGCGTTACTATTCGTGGGTGCGGCACCCAATTTCAAAGCCGGGATGGACCGGCCTGTACACATCGTCGCTACCACGATAGCTGCGCTCAACAGTCAGATATGGATAGCACTTACCTGTCCGTGTCTTCTGCTTGTGTGGATTGCGTGGGCATTATATGTCGGTGTACGCTTGAAACAAGTATGGAATGGCGATTTATGGTATAGCTTCGTGTTGTGCAAACCGCTGTTCTGGGCGGAGGTGATAGCGTTCGGGATGGTGTATGCGGAAGTGATGGTTAATGGATTATTGTAATATACGAACATTCTTCCCTTTCGCCACTTACCACCCCCTCCACAATAGCCTGTAGGGCCTGTCAAAACAAATGCAGCAAACCTCTCAAGTGGTTTGCTGCATATCGCTCGAGAGGTTTGCCGCAAACCACTTGAGAGGTTGCTGGCGAATAGTTTTAAAACGGTGTCCGTTGAACTGACGGACACCGTTTTTTTGTCCTTCATTTCCACATTTCGGGTGCCTAACTTTGAGGGAAACAAACACAAAGACATGGCAAATAGTTTAGGTACCAGACTGGCTAGAATCGACGTGCTTATAGGCGGAGCGGAACAGGCCCGTAAGCAGGTTGAACAGATGCGTGAAGAATGGAAGAAGCTTGGTAAACAGGCACAGGAAGCCCAGAAAAACATGCAGGCTACTGTGGATACGGTTGCTTACGACAAGAATAAAAAGATATATGAAGATGCTTTAAAGCAGCAAAAACAACTTCAGAAGTCAATAACTGAATCTGAACGGAATATTAATACTGTGCAGAAATACCTTACAGATATTTCCGGACAGACTCTACGTAATCTTAATAACGCTCAGAAGGGCTTGAAACAGATGTTGCTTGGGGTAAACCCGAAAGACCTTCAAACGCTTAATACAGTTCGCGATTACATCAAACAGATAGCCGATGAAGCACAGCGCCGGAAAGGGAACCTTGTAGAGTTTTCCGACATCATCGGAGATATTGGCAATGTGAGCGACAAGTCGCTTGGCATGGCCAAACAGCGCTTACAGGAACTTATATCATCTACTCGCCTAAACACGCAGGAAATTCAGAAATACCGTGAACAGCTTGCTCAGGTTGAAGCGGAAGAAACTCGTCGTGTCTCACAGCGTGCTCAAACCACACTAGGTAAAGTCCAGACCGGCACATTCGACGGGACAATATCCCAGACAAAGGAAGCTATCAAGTTGCTTGAACAATACAAGCAGCAGCTAAAGACAAGCGATACAAATGGAGTAAAGGAGGTAGAATCGGCCATCAATTCACTTAATGAGAAGCTGAAACAATCATCTGCCGAATTTACTTCACTGGAAGATGCGCTTGATAAAGCTGAAACGGTTGGTCAAGGTACGTTCGACGGAACCTACGAAGACCTTGAGAAGCTGAAAAAATCGCTAGAAGAGTATAAAAAGAAGCTTGAAGTAAGCGATACAAAAGGCTTGAAAAAAATTGAAGATGCGCTGAGCACGATTGAGAAGAAACAGAAAAGTTCCGTATTAAGTGCAGAAGAACTTAACAAAGTGATTCTTACACTTAAAACAGCTCCACTGGAAGATTTGCAAAAGGCCGCGGCACAACTTCAGCAAGAACTTTCGAAAACCGAACGTGACGCAGATAAGTATGTCGAAACTTCAATGAATCTGCGCCGGGTAAACGAGCAGATTAATGAAGTGAAAAGAAGCTGGCAGGAACACGATAACCAGATTGTAGCTACCATCAAGCGCTTGACAAGTTATGTGCTGGTATATGCCGGATTCAATGAGGTGGTAGGACGTATCAAGCAGTTGTATCAGGCTAACTTGCAGCTGAGTGACAGTCTGGCCGACATCGAGAAGACCACCGGGCTTTCCACTGAGTCAGTAGCCGAGCTGAGCCGTGAAATTGACAGTATCGACACCCGTACCGCACAGCAGGAACTTCACGACCTGGCATACGAAGCCGGTAAGTTAGGTATTTCTGCCAAAGAAGATGTGTTGGGATTCGTGAAGGCAGGTAATCAGTTGCTCGTAGCATTGGGAGAAGACTTGGGAGGAGCTGAAGCGGTACGCCAGCTGATGAAGGTGAACGCTATTCTGGGCGAAACACAAAAACTTGGAGTGGAAAAGGCATTGCTGGCCACCGGATCTGCCATCAACGAAATCTCACAGACTAGCCGCGCTTCTGCAGGCCCTATTGTGGATATTGTAACTCGTATCGGTGCTATTGGGGAGGCAGCCGGACTGTCCATGTCCAACTTGATAGCACTGGGAGGTACAGTGGACGCACTCGGACAGAATGCCGAAATGAGTGGTACAGCTCTGAACACATTTATTTCTACACTCACCAGCAACACGACCGAAGTAGCGCAGGCCGTGGGACTGAGTGATGATTACCTGAAGAGCCTTATCAACCAGGGAAAGACCATGGAAGCTATTATCGCGGTATTCGAGAAAATGAATGCTATGGGCGGACTGGATGTGCTGGCTCCGATTATGAAAGACCTCGGTAGCGATGGCGAGCGTATCAAGCAGGTGCTCGTTACCCTTTCTTCCGGCGTAGACGAACTGAAGGCACAGGTATTTACTTCTTCCCGTGCGTTTAAGGAAGCTACCAGCGTGACGGATGAATACAACATCAAGAATGAAAACGCCATGGCCATCATGCAGCGTATGGGTAACGCCATCAAGGAATCGTTTATCAATAGCGGAATTGTGGAATGGCTTACGGATGTGCTTCGCTATATTTCGAGCATCCCCAACCGGTTTGAACGTGGAGAAACCTCAATCCGACTGATGGCAGTAACAGTTCAGGCTTTGGTAGGAGTAATGATTGCCACGTCTTCTGCTGTGCAGAAAGCGAGTGCAAACATTGTGCTGTTTACGAAAATGGTAAAAGAAGGAACAGCATCTGTGAATATATTCAAAATAGCCTGGAAGTGGCTTTCAAAGGCTATGATGTCAAATCCATTAGGATGGGTTGTATTAGGATTTACTGCGCTGACATCTGCCGTTACTTATTTCAAGAAATCAGTAGACGAAGCAACAAAGGCACAGTCGGAATTTGAAGCAGCCATACAGAAGGAAACATTTGAGCTTTCCAATCTGAAATATGCGATTGACAAGGCAAATGTATCGAACGGAGAGCGTGCGGCACTGATTAAGCAGCTGAATGACAAGTATGGGGCATACCTTGGATTTATGGTCACTGAAAACAACTATGCCGAGAAGCAGGAATACATTTACAGCCTGATTAATGCCCGTCTTCGTGAAACGCTGGCGCTGAAGATGCGCGACAAGATGATGGAAAACATTGCCGACAAATACACCGACCAGATTCAGGAACTTCAGTCGAAGATTATTGCTTCGCTGAATAAAATGCAGAATGTGGGAGAAACCAATGCCGGCGATGCCATGGCCCTTATCATGGACGGGATGAATAAGGTAGTAGAAGAAGGAGGTAATCTGTACGACGCGCTGGATGGCTTTATGGAGAAATATGACAAGAACATAAAGCAACTCCCGTTCAGTTCCGACGCTTTAAAACTGATGAACATACTGAAAAATATCCGTAAGGAAGCAGGGCAGACTCAGACTTTCCTTGAAAGTACGCAGCGTGCTGCCGAGAGAAAGACCGAAGAGCTTATGTTGCAAGACCTCCGTAAGTCCAACCAGGACATTCTTTCTTCGTCCGACCTGCCTGAACTGAATACCTATTTGCAGCAGGCGACTACCTACGTGCAACGTCTGCGTTCAGATGTTGAATATTTGAATGCAAAACGTGAGAAAGGAAAGAAATTGACTGAGCTTGAAACTGCAGAGCTTGAAAGGCTGAATGAAAGGAAAGAAAAAGGGATAATGCTGAATAAGCTCGAGGAATCCAGACTGGAAGAATTGAACGATAAGCGTAGGAAGGGAGAGAATCTTACCGATTCAGAACTGAAGGAACTGAAAGAGAAGAACCGCCTGTTAGGTGCATATCAGTACAACATAGATCAGGTGGAAAAACGTATTAAGGCCATCGGACTGGAGTCTGTATGGGGACAGGGGGTATCGCTGGAAACAGCCGGAGTAGACAAGCTGGTAGCTACCTACAAAAAGCTGGAGGCCATGATGAAGAGCATTAATGAGGACAAGGACTATGCAGACACCTTCGCTGCCCGCGGATTCAAGTCGGCCAAGGAAGAATACGAGGCGCTGAAAAAGATGGAGCAGGATGTGGCCAAGGTGCTGGCTGAGAAATGGGGTCGCGACACAAGTGGTAACTGGCTCAAAGTACGTAAGTCAGGCACACGTGGTGAGCAGAAGGAAATGAATGATGAAATCAGTGCGGCCATGTCTGCGCTCGAAGCTTACTTCCTCCGCCGTCAGCAGGCTATCCGTCAGGCATATCTCGATGAACAGATAACTACTGAGGAGATGAACCGCCAGATTGACGCGACCGAGGAAGAGCATCTGCTGGCACGTGTGGAGCTTCGTAAAAAGCTGTTGGGTGAGGAGAACACCTTCAATCAGAATTTATACGGAATGGAAGGTAAGAACCTGGAATCTACTGCTGCATTGATTAAGAAGCTGGGCGAACGTCAGACTGACGGATTACGTAAGAATCTTGAAAAAGACCTGCTCGAAGTACAGAACATGGCAGTGAAATACCGTCAGACTATCGAGAAGGAACTGCTTAAATACAACCCATTTGAAAGCCTTGTCAACCAGTTTGAGGAGTCGCTTGACAAGCTTCGTCTGCTGAATACCGATGCGGAGAAAGAGTTCCGTATGAGTTTAGGATTTAGCGGAGTGATTGACGAGAGTGCAGTGAAGGAAAGAATTAATGCCCTTGTTTCTCTGTCGGAAGATGCTTACAGTCTGAACGAAGACCAGTTGCGGACTTATCTTAGCAACATTGACGCGGTATGGGCCGAAAGCATGAGCCCGGAGCAGATGTCGCTCATGCTGAAAAAGCTGCGTGATTTCTACCAGGACTCAAAGGCCGCTGCCGAGAAGTATGCAAAGGACATCAAGGAAATGATAGACGTGCAGTGGGAAACCAGCGGAAACCAGAAACTTTGGGAAGACCGTATAAAAGGTACGGACGAACGAACTGAACTTATGGGTGCTGCAGGTAATCTTGGACTGGCATCCACACAAAGTTCCTTCCTTGGTACTTCCGAAACGGATAATGCAGAGCTCGAAGCCTTGCGGATAAAATTGGAAGCGGCGGCGCAGTATTATGAGCAGTTTGAAAGCCGTAAGAAAGAACTGATACAGCAGGCAATTGCTTCCGGCGCTACGCAACAGCAGGCAGAAGAATCTTTCCTCATGGCGCAGAAGGAGGCTTACGACAACTACATAGCTGCAAGGGAAGAACAATCCTCAAAAGAACTTGAAATCACGGAGAGCAAACTAAGCACACTAAAGAACTACACCGATGCAGTCGTGGATTTCAGTGAGCAGATGGGAGAAGCTGCATTTGCCGAAGTGGACGACCGTAAGCAAGCTGCAAAAATGTTGCTCCAAACAGCGATGAAACTCACCAAAGACTTGATTATGCAAAAAATAACCGAGTTGTTGATGAAGAAGACTCTTGGAGACCAGGAAGTAGCACAGGAAGCGGCTACAAGTGCTACTGTTACAGCTATTCATGGGTCACAGGCCATTACTGATATGACAGTAGAAGGGGCAAAGACTGAAGGAGATGTAACTTCTGGTATTGCGAGGGGATCAGCAAAAACAATCGGAGACCTAGGATGGTGGGGTATCCCATTGATTGCAGTTATCAGTGCGGCGCTTTCCGCCCTGATGGGCCTTGCAATGGGTAAGCTAAACAAGGCAAAGCAGGATGTGGCAGCTGCTACCGGAGTAAGCAGCAGCAAGGGCCGTGTAGCAGCCGGAATGCTTACCTACGCAGAGGGTGACTATCCGGTACTGGGGAACGACGGACAGATATACAACGCACGCTACCAGAAGGAGCTTAAAACGGGTGTGTACGGCGGAGGTGCGCATTTCGGTATTTTCTCTGAAAAGAAGCCTGAAATGATTGTGGACGGCGATACCACACAGAAACTTATTCTGAACTATCCCCACATCTATGAAAGCATCCTCACCATTGCGCGTCACGGACAGCTAAAATCGGCAGCCATGCCGACATTTGCCAGCGGAAGCTATCCTTCCATGCCGGCACAGATTACCCAGGTTGCATCCGGAGCTACGGACATGACCATGCAGAACGAGCAGATGACACAAATGCTCGGAAGTGTGGCCGAAGCGCTTTCCACACTGAACGAGCGTCTGAGCAAGCCGATTAGCGCCACCGTAGACCCATACGGGAGCAAGGGAGCGGTAAACCAGTTGAACAAAGCCAGCAATTTTATGACCAAACGCGGACTGATAAAATAATGACACGATGAAAGGACTACAGATAAAGATTAACAGCCAGTGGGTAAAGCTGTCGGAAGATTTTTCCATTACATTGGAGCAGTCGAACCCACTTTTCAATGACCAGGGAACATTCTCGTTCCCTTTCGAAATTCCGCTGGAACCAAACCGCGAGATTTTCAAGAACATTGCCGATCCTTGGGGAGACATTAGCCTGAAGGACATTGACCGTATGCCCGCAGAGCTTTGGGTGGACGGCGTGATGATATACCGTGGTGTGATAGAGACCGACGATGAAGTGGAGTTCGAAGATACACTTCCCGTCACATTCATTTCCGGTAACAGCGATTTCATGGACCGTATAGAGGGAATGAATGCAAGGGATATTCCTCTCGACAGGGAGATAAAGCTGGGGTATAGGGTAAAATCAGCTTCCACACAATATTCCAATACGGATGATAATTTATTTATAACCATATACCTTAACGATGGAGTGATGAATTACACCGAGAGCAACGAATCGGACCCTTATCCTATAAAGCCATATTGCAATGTAAGGGTATGTACACCAAACGATGCAGGAAGCTATAATATATTGGAACCCAGAAGACCGTACAGCGGTGTATGCTTCTACGTAATGTATCTTCTTGATTGTTTCTTCAAATATCTGAATATCGGCGTACAAAAGAACGATTTGTCCACAATGGAAGACATGTGCCGTCTGGCATTTTTCAGCACGCAGTGTCATACGGAAGAAAAGGGAGATTCATTTTCTGTATCATGGACAGATATTATGATGAATAATTTTATGGGTTCATCATTTTCTCTTCATTATGACTTAAAGTATAATGTAATTCCAGGTGCTAATTCATACAGAAAAATTGCGACATTTCTTACCCAGAACTTTTCTTATAGCGCAGTGAATGTTTTTGCTACCAATCAGAATTTCCCGGATGTAGAAATGGAAGATTTGATTGAAGACCTGCAAAATGCTTTTGGTATCCGGTTCTTGTACGACAGTGCAAAAAATACGATGGATGTCATATATATAAAAGACATTCTGAAATCGGATGAAACATCCATTCTTGATGTGGAAATAGTGGGGATGCAGTTGAAAAAATCAAAAGAAAAGACCATACGCCTTACATACGGCCAGGAAGATGATACTGCATTCAATTATGATGATTATTCCAATGTGAAGGAAAAGAATAATTACATGGAGATTCTTCAGCAGGGACAAGCATCCAATGACACTACATGCTATCAGGATAAACTTACAGGGAACTCCTATCGTATAAAAGTGGACGAGAATACTGGAGGAAATCCTTCGTTGTTTGAGGTTGGTGGATTCCGTGATTATTTAATCGGAGGCACATCGACGGAAGAAGAGGAAGATGAAATATCTATCAACTTTGCTCCGGTGATGATAAATGATGTAAACGGTCAGACAGTAGTTTCAGAGGCTATGTCTGGTAAAGAAGGTCAGCAGATTCTGGCTGTATTTGCCGATCAGGAACTTCTGTCGGAAAGGAATGCAAGTTTCAGTCTTATTCCCGGGATATTGGGCGTAGCACCTTCTCACATGATGAGATACAAGCATGAGATAACGCTGAGCTATCTTTCCGATGAAAATTATGACAAAGAATCAGCAGAAGAATCACCCATGCGTACTTACGATGCCGGATTTTGTCTTGGAATCATGCGCGGGCCTGGCAGTGAATCAGGGATAGACTACACCGAAAACTACGACGGTGAAGGGAACGATTCGTGGGTACAGACGGTAGCCAACAGTGCTTTTACAGCCGACAGCTGCGATAACTTTGGCCGTTTCTTTGATTACAACGGCACGGAGCAGGGTGGAGTAGACCAGTCCGGGCGATTCTCGCTCAAGCTGGTGGCCGGGAAAGACAAGTATCCCGCTTCTCAGGCATACCAGGACCGTGGACTGGTGTCAAAATTCCTTTCGGAGTATCTTTACTTCCTTTACAACCGGAAGACCGTGATACTGACAGTAAGAATGACCATATCGCAGATTGCAGGACTGGACATGCTCAAGCGCTACCAGATAGGTAACTATGTGGGATTCATCAATAAGTTATCCTACAGCATTGACCGTAGCGGGATTACGGAGGTAACAATCGAACTATATACCATTTAATGAAGAAATAAAACATGGCAATACAGGTATTACAGCAGCCGCCACAGATAGCATTTGCAGGCGACCCCATAGTGGTTAAGGCAAAAACCACGCTGAGCGGAAAAACTTTTCTCCGCATAAAGATTACGGTCAATTCCACCGCATTTGCCGCATCGGAAGAGTTTCCTTATTCTGAAAGCTATTCCTTTGAGGTTGGTTCCGACGGGATAGCCGTTTTCAACATCGGAGAGACCATAAAAACTGCGCTGTCAAGAAAGATGACGTTTGATGTGAACGGTACGCAGAGCCTTTCACAGATGACATACGCCGCACGATACACCATTACTTACAAAGAATCGTATCTGGACGGGATGGTAGAGATAGAAGAAGGTGAAACCACTTCCGAGCAGTACAATGCCATACCCGGAAGGCTCACGGAGTTTGAACGCCTTACCACATCCAATGTAGATACCACAGAGATTTTAGGTGAGGGACGCATCTTGAGCCGTAAACCGGAGGGAGATATTGTCCCATTGGGATGGATACTGTGTATTCCTGCAGTAAGTACCCGATCGGACACCATTACCTACAGCGTAGTGCAGGGAGAAGAATCGAAAGAATATTCCGAATACACACGTGGTGCGCTGGTCCCGGATTCATTGCAAATAATCACATCATCGTTGAAGGAAGGTGAGCTTACAGTGAACACCGGATTTGAAACCGGGAAGAAGCGCTATGCGGTAAAGGCAAACCCGCTCATGCGCCACTTCATATTCCTGAACGGGTTCGGTTTGATGGAAAGTGTAGTCGCTTTTACGCGCGATTCGCTGGAGTATGACATACAGAGTGAGCTCTACACGCTGCCTGCTGACATTTCCTACCGTGCTACCACGCGCACTGCCAGCTATGCACAGACGCCTTCAGGAACTTTTTCCATGAGCAGCGGATTTGTAAACAGAGAGTGGGCCGAATGGTGGCTCACGGAATTTGTGGTGACGCGAAAGGCATGGATGTACGATAACGGCACATACATACCCGTCGCCATCATACCAGAAGAGACGAACAAACTTTATGACCGCGCTAAACCAGGTCTTATTTCCGTGAATTTCAGTGTGCGGTATGGATTCTCAGGAAGTACTATGAACTCATTCGTCTAACGGAAGGAATCCTTCTCCGTTTTTCTTCTGTAGTTTTTCTTTCAACCGGATAACCTGCTGGCGGAGCATACGGTTCTCTTCCAGCAGGATTTCCGCACTGGTCATCCCGCTGGAAAGGTCCATACGGTTTAAGTCTGTAATCAGGCAGTAAGGTGTCACTTCAAGTCTATTACATATATCAAGCATGTCTTTTATGCGCATGGTGCTTTTTTCTTTCCTCCAAGAGCGTATTTTCCATTCGCTAAGATCCATTGTTTTAATTAGTTCCGAACGGTTTTTCCCCGTCACACTATCTTTCCCAAAGAAATCATTTATATATTCAGGGTGGAATACTATTGTTTTCCAATTTTCCGACCGGTAATAGTCGTACACGTTTATCTTTGGTTCAATCCCATTGTCCCGATAAAATATATGCCTTGTGCTGATGTGGTATTTATTGCATAGTTTTATCAGTGAGGTAATCTGCATGTTACCTTCTATAAACAGCTCGCTAAAGTATTGCATACCAGCAACCTGAATTACTTTTTGTCTTGCTACTCCCACAACGATATGAAAGTTTTCAAGGAGATTCCAGTTGGCTTTCCATTCTCTTATTTTATTACCTGCATATATATATTCCGCGTTTTCTTCTGATAAAAGTTCCGCTTCTTTAATTCGTATTTTTAATTTACGATTTTCTTCCAAAAGAGAGGTCCTTTCTTGCCTGTATTCTCTGATAGTTTCTTTTAAATCTGAGATTTCCTGCCAAACTCGTGGAGAAATACCTATTTCTGTGGCTTCATATTTTTGAAGTTTCTCGTTTTTATCTTCCATGAATACGTCTATGTCGATGCCGAAACGGTTGCATACCCCGATAAGCCAGTTAACCGTGCACCCGCCTATCTTCGGATTCTGCCATCTAACGATGCTTGTGACTGATATTCCGATCTGACGCGAGAATTCAGCAAGCGAAGGAATTTTGGTAAGTCCCTGCGGACCGTAGAGCCAGCGCAAGTTTTCGGGTATGAATCTCACCTCTTTAAAATCTTCATCCGGTATGACATATTTGAAGCGATTACCGAGTAAATTTTCAGGAGGAGCCGACATAATGAAGTTTGACAGGCTTATGTGGAATGTGTTGCACACCATTACGATGTCATGCACGAGTATATTGTCTTGATTATCAACCTTTCTTTTATACATGTATGATTTTCCGTACACCTTCTCCGACACGCCTTTTTCGCTCAGGCCGAAGAGCTTGGGAAGATTATTGAACAGGAAAGAATTGAAATAGTACATAAAAAATCAGTTTAAAATTGTTATTTCAGTAACAATTATAATGCGATTGTCAAATTAAAATTGTTACTTTGTATGGTAAAAATAACAAAAAACGACCGAAACCGCAAAAGCGAGAAACGACAATATATATCAGAAGTATGAAAATGAGCATCATTGAAGCATTATCCGAAAAAAAGTTGAGCCCCATGCGGCTGGGATTTAGCCGCTACCTGGTGGAACATTACGGAATGAGCATGAGCACGGCGTACCAGAAGATCAGGTTGAACCGCGTGCGCCGGTGGGAGGCGGAAGGCGTGGAAAAATGCCTGAGAGATTTTGATCCTGACTACGAAGGGGAACTGAAAGACTTCTTTTCCGGTGTGAGAAAGAAGGGAGAATTTATCGAGTTCATGAAAGAACGAGGTATGGGCGAACATGCGCTGCGTGCGCATTTCCGTAACTTCGATTTCACGGAAGTAGAACTTCGCGGGCTGGAATCTATTTATAAGGAGTACAAGAAACAAATGGAGGAAATGTGATGGGATATATGCTGGAAAGACAATGGGAAGCGCACACACGCATTCAGGACGGATTCTCAAGAATTGTTTTTGAAGACGGAGAGGAAATCACGGTAAAGAACGACGGAAAGACGGGAATTGACTTCGTAGAGGAATACCTCGACGAGATGAAGAAAAACTATCCCTCACACCTGGTGGCAGCCGACCAGCTTCTGCAGATGCGACTTGGACGTTCTTATAAGACCATACGGAACCTTCGCAGCCGCTATCTGTCAGAGCTTGCGCTGGTAAGCCTGAACTGTTGCTTCGGACGCGAGGACGATATTCCCGACCATGAAGGTCCGGAAGACTTCAATACCGAGAACACGCACTGCCCTATGCGATATAACTGTCCGTTCAACGGATTCAACCCCGCCTTCAAGGATAAAAAGGAGGTGTGCTGCAATCCGATGTACGAGTGCGGACTGACTCCCACTCAGGCTGCTGTGGCGAACATGCTGGTAAATACTTCGCTCACCTACGAAGAGATTGCCGACGAAATGGGATGCAGCTATTCCAATATAGACAACATGCGGAAACGTATTTTTGCGAAGTTGGGTGTGGCTACACGTCCTGAGCTTATGTTAACGCTAAAAGGAAAGCGGCTGGTATGAAACGAAGCAGAGCGGTATATGAACAGCGTTTCCATGTGCGTTACACGGAAATAGCGATAGGCTATCCCGAAGGTAGCGTGAGCATAGCTTGCAGCAACCTGTCGAAGTCGTGCATGCAGAAGCTTATGAACGAGCTGGTGTACGACGGATATTCTTCCACAGGAAGCGTGCAGGAAAATACGATTTACCTGCATGAGCCAGACCCTATGATGTGCCTGCCAGATAGCCTGAAAGAAATGATACAAGCAAAAATGGAAAGCATGAACTACGAGGTGACATTCCTCTTTTAAAATTCCCTGAAATGATTTCTGACAAGACAGTTGATAAACTCAATGCGCTCCCGCTTCCCGACGTGATGCGCAACAACGGATACCTTCCCGCATCGCAGACCGCACGCAGCGTATTCTACCGCTGCCCGTTTCACGACGAGAAGAACGGAAGTTTCTGTGTGAGCAAGTTCCCCCCAAAGGGCGAACGCTATGCCGCCTTCAATTGCTTCGTATGCGGCGAGCAGAACCGGAGCAAAGGGGTAGGGGCCATCATGCTGCAGCAGCGCCTTCTGGAACGCGCAGGAGAGAAACACGACTTTCCGGACGCGGTGAACCGGCTGGCCAAAGACTTCAACCTGATTATTGAAGGAGATTACAAAAACGGATTCCTCCACCGGGCACGCAAGACCGCCCCGCAGCCGGAAGTGGATTTCCGCATCCGTAAGGGCGAGTTTACACCCGCCGAGCTCCGTGCGCTGGGCTGCCAGGTGCTCCCCGTGTTCCGCGCCGGGAAAAACACAAGCGAAGGCCCCGAGCAGACAGCCGTGACCGATGCCGACGGAAACAACCTGTTGCGCTGTTCGTTCAATCCCGATTTCTACCGGGGAAACACACCCGCTCCCTTCGACAGCACCCAGCTCCGCACCATGTTCAACCTCTATCCGCTGGAAAGCTATGTCACACCCGAGAAGGCCGATGCCGACGGCGTTCTGACCAGCTACGAAGTGAAGTCCACACCTTCTTACCCGGTATTCCTTTTCCGCTACGAAGACGAGAACGGCTGGTGGGCACGGAAATATGAGCCCTATTTCCGCGAGACGACCGATTCGGACGGTCGCCGCCAGCCCAACTACAAGTTTACCTGGTGGTACCAGGGAGGAAGCCGTCCGGAAGGATTCCACAAGGAAATCTACGGCGACGCTGACGTGATGCGTGCCCTGCAGACCGGACGTGTGGAAACCTCCGACAAGGAAGGACATCCCATTATCAATATAGAGAAAACCCGGGTGGACGAGCAGGGGCGGCGTACCCGTGCTTTTACCGACGTGTTCCGCCGGATTGTGATCTGTTCCGGCCCGCGCGATGCCATCAATGTGTACTTTCATAGCGACGCTCATGTGGTGTTTCCCCACTCCGAGAGTGTGGAGATTTCGTCGGAAACGATCCGTCGCCTGCTGGACAACTCCATGGAAGTGTTTGTGCTGTATGATATCGACCGCACCGGCATACGCGCCATGAACCGGCTGGCCCTGAAACACGTGGAACTGAAAGTGCTCTATCTGCCCGAAGACCTCTCCACCCAGTACAATCCCCGCAGCGGGAAAACGTGCAAGGATGCCGAAGAGTTCTTCAACTTCTACCCGGCAGTGATGCGCCGCAATGAAAAACTCATGCACACCAACGTAAACCGCTACTTCGACGATCTGCTAAAGACCGCCCGCCGGATGCGGTTTTGGGACGTTCAGTACCAGACCAAAAAGCAGGAAGACGAAAGTAAGGTAGTGGTCCGGAAATACACCCTGAACTTCGACAATATGGCCCAGTTCCTTTCGGCCAACGGATTCTACAAATACACCGACGAAGCGGACACGACCAAGTTTGTGCATATCAGCAACAACATTGTCGATGTGGTGGAAGAGGGCCAGGCACTGAGCGAAGCCAAGGAAATCATGAAAGACTTCCTGATATACAACTCACAGTATTACTCCGAGGAACTGAGCAACGCCATCAGTACCCAGAAGAAAATCGGACGCGACACCATGTCCGGCATCAAGAAAGTAGACCTGAACTTCATGTCGTGGGGGAAGGATTTCGATTATTTCTTCTTCCGCAACTGCGCCGTGAAGGTGACGGCCGACAGCATCGAGCCGGTAGACTACGTGGACCTTCCTTTCCATGTCAACCGGAAGGCGATTATTGACGCCGATTACCATCCGCTCAAGTCCCCGCTGTTTACCATCGAGGAGAATCCGGAATATGCCGCACGTAAGGAGCTGAACAGGCAGCGCATGGCCGACAAATGGATGAACGAGAACGAGCGCCGCCGTGAGGATGCAGAGTTCATCGCCTACCAGCGTCTGTACCGTTTCCTGCTGAGAATGCCGAAAGACATTGACCAGATGCCTGTCTGCGTGCAGTGGCTGTATGACACCAGCCGCATACACTGGCGAAAGGAAGCCGAAGGCTATCCGCTTACCGAGCTGGAAAAGCAGCGACAGGACATGCACTTCATTTGCAAGGTAGCGCTCATGGGCTACATGCTTTCGCGCTATCGTACAGGCACCATGCAGAAGATGGGAGTCGTGACGGATTACACCGTGGCCGACGAAGGAAAGAACAGCGGAGGTACCGGAAAAAGTTTCTTCCGTTCTTTCTTCGAACTGGTGCGGAAGGTGTGCTACATCCCCGGTCAGACCTTGAAGAAGAAAGAGAATATGGCCAAGAACTTCGACAAGTTCCATTATACCGTAGACAGCATGTGTCTGATAGACGACCTTCGCCCCGACATGATGGGAAGCGAGTTCTACAACATTACGGACAACATTACGGTAAAGACCCTGTATCACGATGAAATGACACTGCCGCGCGAGGCAACCCCGAAGATATTCATTACCATGAACAAGATGCCGTTCGACATGACCGAAGGAAGCACCTCGCGCCGTATCTTCCTGGCCATGCAGAGCGATTACTACCACGACGAGGACTACGCCGGCCAGTTCAAGAAACGCACGCCGCAGACTAAGTTCGGGAAAGACATATTCCTGGAAGCCACCGAAGAAGAACGTGACGAAGCGGTGTACATGATGCTGCAAAGCTGTCAGTTTTACCTCGGCCTGCAGGAAAGCCTGATACCGCCCATGTCGCAGGACGGTCAGATGCGAATCCTTTACTCCGCCATCAAGGACCAGGTATTCATTGACTGGGCCAACCATTTCTTTGCGAACCAGTGGCACTGGTGCCGTCCGGTATCTATCAGTGAAATGGCCATCAGCTACCTGGAACACCGGGGCGACGCGGTGACATTGCAGAGCGTGAAATCCGTGAAGAACGAAATGATAGAAAAGATGCAGGCTTACTGCTTCAATATGCAGTACACCATGAACCCTTCCATCGTCTACCGCTCGGACAAAGGCTCCAAATATCCCCGTCACTACGCCTGGGAGCAGGAGTTTATGAACGACACGATCCGTCGTGAGGAACGCACCCGAAAATTTACCCGTGTGTGCTTCTTCTACAAGTTGGGTGAGGAACCCAAAGACTCCAAGGAGATACTTTCCTGCCCGGAAACCGACGAAGAGTGGGAGGAAAAGAAGCGTTTTGAAGATGATTAATAACCTTAAAAAGAAAAGAATATGGCAAGAATTTTAAAACATGAAATCCCGGCAGCGTCAGAGTTCAAGCTTCCGCTTTATGAGGGAAGCAAGCTGCTGAAACTTGATGTGGTAAACGAGAAAGCATATATCTGGGCACTGGAGGATGAATCGAGACCAAAACGGGGAGTAAAGTTCCGTATGGTTGTAACCGGTGAAGAATTAAATCTCGACCCTTTTATGTTGTATATAGGCACCTTTATACTTTTCAACGGTTCGTTTGTAGGACATTTGTTTGTGGACACTTCTGTTCCGATTATGCTGGGTATAGGACTTTAAAATAGTGGGATATATGGAAAACAATCAGAATGAAAAAGTGAGTATCACTTTTGAAGTGGAAAAAGAATTTATCAAAGCCGTGATGCTTGTTTCAGGAATCAGTATGAAGGACGCTGAAGAAGCTATGAATGAGCTCGACAATGTGGTTATCAATGAAGATACGCTTCAAGATTTAGAAACCATGGATGGCGACATCCAGCAGATAAAAACAGGTATTTCAATGATTGCCATCGGTATGGCCTACAAGAAAATTACTTCCAAAGAAAAGAAAACTAAAACAAACGGACTTTTTGCGAAGCTTCAGGCTTTGAAAGAGGAGAGTAAGAGGTTAGGAAAGGAGGAGTGGCAATAATGGAAGTTCCTATAATCATGGAAGAAGCATATTGGGCAAATAGTACACTTTCTATTGCCCGATATTATGGTGGAATTGTATTCAGGAGGAAAGAATACTTCATCGTAAACAAGGATGGAATTAAGCTACTTGAGTTAAGCGACCCTGACAGCCCACACTACGTAAAAGGAGGTATGGCCATTCCACCCGGAGAACCGGCCGACCTGGTACAGAATGAGTGGATTCCAGTCTACAAGGCATTAGGAAGGAAGAAAACCTTTGAGCTGGTACAATCTGGTAAGACACTGGGAGAAGCTTTGAAAATAGTGAAGGAGATGAAGAAATTGAATAAAGTGAAATGAGACGAATACTTTATAACGCAAGCGATACAGAAACATTCCAGCGTATTGTAAAAACGGCTAAGAATGGAATTTTTGGAGGCACTTCGGCCACAATGGATTACCTTGATAAGTGCCGATGGTTTTTGGAACGATACGATTGTATAATCATATTTACACGTGATGAAGGAGCCCATACCTGCGGATGGTGGAAAAATCCGGATTACGAAAGATGTTACCACCTGTCAATTTCATTTCCTGGGGGATGGAACAGGAAGAAAGCGGAATATATTCTTGACAGGATATTCGGATATAATAAGCGTATGCTGTGGTGTGAGCCTCCATATTCAGAAGAGGGGAAGCAAGCTGGAGTATTCCACTACCGGCTATTCTGTGATGTAAACTGGAATCCGATAATGCCTCGTGGAGAAGTATATTCTACAAAATTTACGGAGCTTGGATGGAAAAGCTTTTCGGAACTGCATGGAAAATAAAATTGGAGAATGACAAATGCTAATAAAAAAGAACTTTTCTGTGGTTTTTGAAGCCGGGACACCACCGGTTAGATTCCGTGAAGAATACCTTCTTCCGGTCCGTACAGAAGAAGAGCATACCGATCATTCAACCCTTCATCAGGCTGCAAAAGGAGCCATCGCAAAAGATTTAGGGATTATGAGATGTGAAGTTCGGATTCTGAAAATTATGGAAATTCATAATCACTTGATAGTTGAATAAAACCATAAATCGAAGTACATAGCCTATGTTTGAACTAATTAGAGTCTTCCCCACTCATGCTTCTCCCTATGTTGGAGGATATGTGGATTTTGACAGGCAATACACTGTCGAAGAGTTCATCGAAGAAACCCTGAAAAAGTACCCGGCTATTAGCGGTCCCTTCGTCGTAGATGCGACTTCACTCGTTGCACACTACCGGAAAGGGAAGCTGTTAAATGAAGAGTTCCCGGAAAAGGTTTTAAAAGCCAGGATTGCGGCTGTCTCCTTTTATACAGGATGGAATAAAGCCGATTATGTTATCACTAAATTAGAAGGACAATGATTTCAGAAGAAGTAAAGAAAAAACTGCGTGAGATGTCGGACCAAATAAGAGCATCCGAATCAGAATGGGGGACAATTCAAGCTTGTGTTACTTGTAGACACTTTGCTTGGAACCTCAATTTAGACAAGAAAGGAATAGTATGTACTACCTTTTATTGTAGGCTTTCTGGCGAATCGGTAAGAAGACTAAATATATGTAATAAGTTCCAGAATAAAGATTACTTGTCGAATCTTAGAAGTGAAAGAGAAAACGAATTTTTGGAACAGTACATACGTCCATTAGAATACGTCGGGATTGTCAATAGAGTGCTTGAAAGTACGATTCCTAATCAGATGGTACTTTATGCAGCAAAGAAAATACATGGTAAGGCAGTAGAGATCCAAATAAATATGGATAACTACGAAACGCATACAATTACATTTTTCATGGATGATCAAAAAACATGCGACCGGATTTGGATGAAAACGACCATTCCTTCTTCCGCAAAATGTGGAGACTCGTATTCGAGATTATTAGCTGATTCCATAAAAAATGCTTTATCTGAATTTGAAGAGTTTTGTAAAAATAAAGAATAACATCATGAAAGAAGAAGAAAAACTACTGTTACTGGAAGATATTTCAGCCAGATTACCGTTCGGATTGGCGTTTATCACTAAGCAAGGAATGATTGAAATGGATGTCATAAACCTAGACGACAGATATAAGGTATGGGCTTATAAGAAAAGAGACAAGCATGGTAACGAAATTGGCCTGAATGCCGAAACATTAAAAGGCGAAAGATGTCGCGGGAAAGGGTTCAGATTGGGAGATATAAAACCGATACTCTATCCGCTGTCTTCAATCACAGAAGAAATCTTTGTGAACGGTTCGGAAATCTGCCCGATGAAGTATCTGGCAGAAGCATTCGATTTCGACGGGTATATGGGCCTTTATACCACTTGGAATTTCGACGAAGAAAGAGAATGCGTGGAGTTCTTCGCCTGGGGATGTAAGGTGTGCGAAATGAGCTTGCAGAGCTTCTTTATTACACCGGAAGAAGGGAAGCATAACAGCACTCAATTGGGCCTTCGTCATTTCCAGCAAGTCTTTCACGTGCTGCATCAGTGTCACATCGACTACTGTAACCTGATCGCACAAGGGCTGGCCGTTTCTGCTTTAGTATTGGATAATAACCCTTATAAATAAAAATAGCCATGTTTAGACCGGAAGATTATGTAACACACGATGTAGGATTGCTTTTGAAAGAAATAGGGTTTAATGAACCTGTGCATTCCCAATATACTAAGACAGGGACAGCATGGGTATGCCAGGAACCCGAAAACTTCAATGAATCGGTTGATTGTTGTTGTTCCAGACCAACTTTATATGAAGCTCAGAGATGGTTACGTGAAAATTATGATATTCATTTAGACATAAAGATTATTTGTTTCCACGCTCCTACAAGAAAATCTGATTTTATCTGTGATATTCACTCTTTAAATTCAAAGGAATACAGAGAAACTAAGGTATATCAAAGTTATGAAAAAGTGCTGAATGAAGGAATCCGTGAGTCATGTGAACTGATTAAAAACAGACGAATATGGAATCAACATGATTAAGCTATACAGAGCAGACCAGATGCACCCGTCCTCGTCGGTAGTGGCGCTGTCAAGCCTGCAAAAGACTGTCAGTAAGAGCAGAGAGGTAACAGATAGACTGATTCAGCAGCTGATTGATACTGGCTACATTCCGGAAGAAAAGAAGCCCGAACTTCTGTCTGTCTTCGACAAAGAAATGACCGAGTACACAAAACTCAAAACAAAGAAGAAAAAAGCATGAAAGAAATGGAGAAAGAAGAAAAACAAAGAGAGCACGTTGATATGCAGGATGCCTTTGACGCATTGATGGTCGGCCTTCTGACAAACGTAAAAGAACGTCAACCCGACCCGAACGAGGAGGTTATCTGCCGTATGGTGTCAAACGGAGCATTCGTAAGCGGATATATCTACCAGGAAGACGGGAAATATAAAGTAGCAACTTCTCCCGATTTTCATTTTGAAGACTACGGAGATTATGAATGTGACCAGTGGTTCCCGAAACCAAAACTAAATGAAGTAAACCATGGATAAGGAAGAATATATACACCGATACGCCACGCAGCTGTTTAACGACCGTAATAAGGACTCAGGCAGCAATGAAAATGTACATTTCTACATCGGCGATATAACCGAAGCAATGTGGACTTCATGGGATGCGTCATACTTCTATCAATGGAAAAGCGTACAAGCTTCACTCCCTCTGAAAGGACAATGCGTGAACGTCATGCTGGAAGACGGAAGATACACCAATTCCTTCATCATGTCAGACGGCACATGGGCCTACAATGTAAGGCCAGTTGCATGGAGCGAAATAAAACGGCCGATATTATACCATAAACCAATGGTTGAACTTAAATACCCAGGTATGAAAACGAAAAACATTATCTACACCGGTCCGATATTCGATTATTATAACGGGGAGTTACATCGTATATTTTGCGACCTCGACATTCATCAGCTGAAAAACAGAGTGCTAGGGAAAGATGATTCCTGCAAAAGGCCGATGATAATTATCAACCTTGAGACCAAAACGGCATGGATAGAGTATGTCGACGAAGAATGTTCCCAGTATGATGGTTTTTATAACAAATTCACCTGCGACATTCAGGAAGTGGAACGTATGATTGAAGAAAGTCAGGAAAGTAAAGAATAATCTAAAACTAGGGACTCATGAAAACAGAATATCTTGATGAATTATACCCACATCAGTTAAAAAAGCAATTATCACAGCTTGGAGTTGAATTGACGGAAGACCAGTATAGAATACTTGTTAATCGCGGGAGAACATTTCTGTATGCTCCAAGGGATAGGAAGAAGAGCAAATCAAACATATTATACAGAATGACAATATTATTCTACATAATATGGGCTGTTTTTGTCAGACTTGTTATCCAACCTATCAAATGGTTGTTTACTGGAACCGAGTATTTTAGCATGGACAACCCTATTTATAAATTCACGGTTGGATGGGGACGTAAAATTGGATTCTAAAAACATACGACTATGAAGAAAGCATTACCTGATGTAAAAGAGAATACTCCTTCGCCAGAGAAAAAAGAGAAAACTGTTCATCTTCACTTTGAAGGAGATTTCACTCTAAGGGATGGTAAGGTATTTGTCAGCAAGCTACAGACTAGCGAGTTGCCAATTACATTATGGACAGACCTATTCCGAGCAATAAACGATGTATTAAAAAAAGATTTATAACCATGTATATCGACGATAAGAAAGCAGTCGTATTCGTACCGAAAGACGAGTACGAAAAGATGAAAGAGCTGGCCAACGCCAACGCAGAAGAGATAGAGAAACGTGCCCTCGAAATGTGGGAAACAAAAGCAATTCCATGGCTTAAAGTCTCCATGGAGATACGAAGTAGCGGTGGACGTGATATTCTGGATTCAGAAGAGTTTGAGTTCAGGACAGATTCATACCTGCTAAACCCTTCAGGTAAGTTCACTATCAAAGAAGAAGCCAGACAAAGATTTGATAAGATGCTTACCGGTTGGGCACGTCACATGATGGAACTTCAGTTTGGTGAGCACATTTCAAAAATCAATTATATCAACGAACGATGCCACAAGGCAGATATATTGTGGAAGAGAATGCTAACCCCGGCCATTTGTGCAGGGATTGTCGCCTTCATTATGTTTGTCTGCTTAATATGGGTTTTACTTAACATACAATAATTATGACACCGGAAGAATACATAAAATCAAAAAGACGTGAAGATTATCCTGGAGGACAACTTTGTTACATTGTATCGGAAGAAACTGCCTTAAAAGCTATAGAAATGGCAAGGGAGGAAAAGGAAAATTCAACAAAATTAAATTCGGGGATATTTGGACAGCAAGGTTGGATATGTCCAAAGTGCGGAAGGGTTTATTCTCCGTTCACATCAATGTGCAGTTATTGTTCAAATGGTAACAATTTTAATATAACTTGTCTTGGAAAATAAAATTAGAATCCACGAAAGCCGGAAGTCAAAACTTAAATGGAAGGATATTCCTAAATTTAAGGACAGTTACCGTTGGCCTGTAGTTCAGGTACAGGAGCATGAAGGTAGCCTTCACTTTAAGTTTTCCGGTGGTTCCAAATACTCTCCAAATACTTACTTTACCATTGAAGATTACCGGAAATATACGGCTTTGGAGATATTCAATATCCTCGTCAATATAGGTTTCTATACACGGCACAGCCACGATGCAGTATTGAAATTCTACCACGATAGAGGACTGGATTTAGGCTTTACAAGAAACTTTTTAAAACCATTAAAAGCATAGCACCATGTCAGCGGAACATAATATGATAAATGAAGATTTTGTCACTTTTGAAGTATCCAAACTTCTTCAGGACAAAGGATATAGAGAAAACTGCCGGGCCGTTTACATATCGGCTGAAACTGGTATATCAAAACTGGTTGTATTGTTATTTACCTCAAGAAAGTTTGGCGACCTGATAAGGGGTGGAAACGGGTCCCAGTACGAATACCTGGCTCCCACGCTATACGCTGCGCAAAAATGGGTCCGCACAAAAGGAAAGATCCACATCGTTGTCGAGCTCAACAAACACGGATGGTACTACCGTCTGTACGACATGGAGGATCTGTCTCTCATATCGCAGATGGACGGATATACCGATACATTCGAGAAAGCTTTGAACGATGGAATAAAAGAGTCATTAACCTACCTATAAGAATCAGCTTATGTTTACACAACCTTGTTTTATAAGGAATGCGAGAAAAGAATTGGCATTCAATGTGGCAGCATTAGGCTATGTCACAATGTATATGGTTTTCCGGAACAATATAGAAGGGCTAACTGCTGTTAGCTTATAATTATAAAATCATATAAAAAGATAGAAGTATATTTTATAAGTATGATCTTTTTCTTAGCTTTGCATACATGAAGAAGTTAATGACAATCGGAGAGGCCGCAAAGGTTTTGGGAGTAACCACAACCACACTTCGCAATTGGGGCAAAAAAGGATTGCTCAAACCTGATGAACTGACCCGTGGAGGGAACAGACGTTATAGATTAGAGTCTTTGAAAAACATCAAGGACGACCTTCACATGGTTCAAGACGGATTAAAAACCATTGCTTATGCCCGTGTTTCATCTCACGACCAAAAGGAAGATCTTATACGCCAAGTTGCTGTCCTTGAATCCTACTGCGCCAAGAAAGGATTTGAATATGAAGTAATACAAGACCTTGGGAGTGGCATGAATTACTACAAGAAAGGATTGACAAAACTTCTGAATCTCATCCTTGAAGGGCAAGTGAGAAGATTGGTATTAACGCATAAAGATAGACTCCTTCGCTTTGGCGCAGAACTTGTGTTCGCTATTTGTGAGGCCAAGGAGGTGGAGGTAATAATTATCAATAAAGGAGAGGAAAACGTAAGGTTTGAAGAAGAACTTGCAAAGGACGTTCTGGAAATCATCACCGTATTTTCTGCCCGTCTGTATGGAAGTAGAAGTAACAAAAACAAGAAATTATTAGAAGATGTAAACAAGGCAGTAGCCGAAAATTTGAATAGTAAAGAATGATAACCATATCCCATAAGATAGAACTCGTACCGAACAACAAGCAGAAGAGCTACTTCCGCAAGGCATTCGGTTGCGCCCGTCTTGCTTATAATTGGGGGCTTGCCGAATGGCAACGCCGTTATAAGGAAGGTGATAAAGTAGATGCTTATGGGTTGAAGAAAGCGTTCAATGCTATCAAGAAAGAAGAGTTCCCGTTTGTCGTTGAAGTCACAAAATATGCTACGCAGCAGCCGTTTATTAATCTTGGAAAGGCTTTCAAGAAGTTCTTCGAAGATTTGAAGAAAGGTATCGTTTCCTATCCGCAATTTAAGAGAAAGAAGGATAACGAAGGCAGTTTCTATATTGGCGGTGACCAGGTTTCATTATCTGATACCAATCGCAATTCAAAGGCTTTCAGAAAGATACCACACAACGGAAAACAGAAGCATCAGTATCTTAAAGTCCCCAATCTTGGCTGGGTGAAGATGACTGAACGGCTGCGGTTTATCGGGAAGATAAACGGAGTGGTAATATCACAGCAGGGAAACAAATACTTTGCATCTTTCAGTGTCCAAGCGACGGAGGATGAATACAAGCGTACCCATCCGAACGCTGACACCGACAAGGGAGTCCGGATGGCAGGGATTGACCTTGGCATAAAGTCAGCATTGATACTTTCCGGCGGAGTTGCCGTAGAGAATCCGAAGCCGCTGAAAAAGAACCTGAGAAAAATAAAGAAAATAAGCAGACAGCTTGACAAACGTGTACACGCGAGAAACAAGCAGGAACGTTTGGAAGGCAAGAAAAAGTCGAACAACTACAGGAAACTGTCTGTCAGACTTTCCAATGCACAAAGAAAAGTGGCAAATATACGACGTGATTTCACACAGAAGGTCACTACAATACTTACCACCCACTATGCGCATATTGCATTGGAGGATTTGAACGTGAAAGGAATGGTGCGCAACCATAGGCTGGCCCAATCCGTTTCAGATGTGGCGTTCGGTGAGCTATGCAGACAGATAGAATACAAGTCGCTGCTGAACGGGGTTAAAGTTCTGAAAGCCGACCGTTTCTATCCGTCAAGCAAAACATGCAGTGTTTGCGGTCATATAAAGCAAGACTTAAGATTGAGCGACCGCATCTATCATTGTGCTAAGTGTGGTGCTATAATAGATCGTGATTACAATGCAAGTCTGAATCTTCTTTCTCTTATCATAAAAAAACAAATAGGGGCAGATTACCCCGAATCTACGCCTGAGGACTTGACGGCTCTGCTTTCCCGCTTCGTAAGAAATGGAATTGCAACCAGCAAGGTTGAGACAGGAAGACAACATAAATTATAGGATTCTATATGTTTTTCTATGATTTTATAAGTTTGTCAAATCGGTAAAATTCCCGCTTGAGATAAAGGAAGAGACATACAAAGATAAAAGCCAGGATACTTTTACAGAGTGGTGCTACAATCTGACAAGATTTATCGCATCGTATAATGTGTGTCATATTACCACTCTTCAATTCTTTGTAAACATATTACAAGAAGTGTTTATTATGCCCAAAATCAAAGGATTCGACCTCCTCTGGCACATCGAACAAAAAATGAAGTATAACCGCACCCGTCCGCGCATGCACGGGAACAACAAATTTTAATTATGAATACCGCAGACTTAATAATCAGCATCGTTTTTGTTTGCATAAACTCCGCCGCACTATTCCTGATCTACCGGGCAATCTCGCGATGGATGACAAGAAACGAGAAGAAAATAGACAACCTGGAGCACGCCGTTCTCAAAATTGACGACTACATAAAATACAGCTCTCACACCATTGACCCCGTTTACATCGACGTGCAGAACAGGCTAATCGAACAGTTTGTAAAAGAAGAAAAATACGAAATGGCTGAGTTGGTAAAGAGAAACCGTCAGCTGGTACAAGCTACCGTATTGAAGGAGATGAAGCATCGCATGGAGGAAGCGGAGAAAAAGCTCTATGAAGACTTCCTGAACAAAGAACACAACCAGAAGAAAGAAGACACGAAAGAAGGATGATTTTTAGTCCTTCATAAACGAGGGTTGCAAAATTAGATTTATCGACGGGTGGAATCGCACGAAGCGCTTCTATCCGTCGAATTTTTAAATACAAATACAACTATGGGAGGTTTGAACTATAAGGTCGTAAAGAAGACCTTTGGATTTGACAAGGATGGCACAGAAAAGTATGTGGCCGAAGCGGTTCGTGGTGGAACCGTAAGTTTTGAAAAAGTAATCGAACAGATTTCCCTCCGTTCCGGAATCAGTAAGGCAACCTGCCGCGCCGTGGTAGAGACCATGGTGGAATCGGCTTGTACCTGGATGCTCGAAGGTCATGGCGTAAGCCTGGGAAGCATGGGATACCTGAAGCCAGCCATTACCTGTAAGAGTTCCGAGGTAAGCGGAGAAGAAAAGATTATCCGTAAAAGAGTGCTGTTCCAGCCGAGTAAGGATTTCAAGGCGCAGATAGACAGAATGTCGCTCAACCGGATGTATGAAGAAGGAAACAGCACACCAGGAACAACCGAGCCTGGTGAGGAAGGAGAGGAACAGGGAGGAGGAGGTTTCAATTAATCACTTTCTGATTCATTTTTAAGGAGGCGTAAAAGTGTATGTAATCGCACTTTTACGCCTTTTTTCTGTCAACAAAAGCCGTATTTCGTCACATAAATTCCAAACTGGCGTAGTATCGCCACTGCGGCCGCGCTTAATAGACACTTTTGTCGCGTAGTTACGCCATTTGAGTGGCGTAGGCACGAGACTTTCAGGAAAATCATTCCGACACAAAGAGAAAATCGCTTAGAAAATCAATTCAGTATCAAATATTACAAGTTTTACACACCCTTTGCAAAACATTTTGCAATTTGATAATCAGTTAGTTAAGTATCATTTGTAAGCAATTTTGCAAAGCTTGCGAAGCGTTGGCGAAATTTTTGCAATGAATAACTATCTGATAATCAATTAAAAGTATTGTACTTTTTGATATTTTGCCGATTTTCCACGAAAAACGAGTTTACAAAATCTTTAAAATAAAAATTTTTCGTAGGGTAGAGAAGGGTGTACATCAGTCGAATCATTTCTTCCTGTGAGCGTCCGAATGGGGAAGGAATCCGAAGGGAAACCTGAAAGAACGAAAGGAGGGAAAGGTCGGCCTGCGGAACGCGGGACGACAAAGCACGCCTTTCCCCTTTCGTTCTACTTCCTTTATATCCAACTTCATCGTGTAACAGAGAGAGCTACGCAATAGACATAAGAGAAAAAGCCGGACAGCCTAAAATCTGTTCTTTACCGAAAAAATACGTTTTCTTCACTTCAAAATTAATGAACAATCGGCAATAACTCTTTATTTATTATTTATTATACACTATAAATAATTGATAATTAAATAAATAACTATTGAGAAGTATTTTGCAAGAAAATTGCACAGCTTTGCAAAATCGTGAAAAACACGCAAAATAAGGCCCCAGTCGCTTAACCTTTTTTTGTTGAATGAAATTCCGATTGGTGTTGAATCGTCAGTAACTTGCTGTTGATTAATTGATTTACAGACTTTATCTTACTACTATGCCAAAAAATTCAATGAATGAGCAGCGTCACTCATGCTTCCTTAAAGTGAGTGATTATTATAAGAAATACTTCGAAATAAAGTATGGAACTCCGGTCAGGTTTCCTCAGAACAGCCTTCTGGGTGTATATATGAAGACTCACTTGTTCAGAGATGCAGATTTTTCGGGTATAACAGATTTTTCCTATAATGAAGTAGCCTTTCATTTGAAACCTCAGAAATCATTATTTACCGCTCAGTTTAAAATGTTGACTGAAAAAGAGAAAGAAGATTACCTGGAGTTGGAAATGCCTGAAAGCGTCTGCAAATTTAGCGGTGAGGTGAAAGTGGATAAGTTTTTTCACCTGAATATCAACGGAAGTAAGAAGATAAGGAATGAATTGAAACGTGAGTTCTGGTATGATTTCGCCAGATTTCATGATGACTGTATTTTCCGGGCAAATAGAATGGGCGAACATGTTACTTCCGAAGATGTCATGTCTGATTTCATTGTTTTGTACGATATAGACATGAAAAGATTTGAGAGCATGATGCGATATTGGTGGAGAATCAAATCCAGAATGAAGTCTGACATCAAAGTGAGAAAAGAAGAGCTTGAGTCGAGAACCGGAAGAATCTGTATATACACGCCATAAATTTATACATGAATAGCAATAAATAAAAGTTAAAGAAACGAAGAAAGTTGGTGCGATTTGTCAGTAACTTTGTCAGTCGCCATTTTCAACCACAAAACAACACATAAATCATGAATTGCAGCGAGAATTATTACGAGTTGATAGGCAGCATTGAAGCTTATCCGGACGACGCGGTTACGTTTTCCCGCCCGTTCAATATTGAGAAGAAAAGTGACAAACCTGATTTTTCTGTGTCGGGCGACCGTAAGATTTCCATTCAGATGAAACCGAAATCAGGGAGCCTGAAAGAGAGCGCGGAAACCAGCGTGGCCGGCGATTCTTACGAAGTGACGGTGAGTTGGGAGGTAGAGAGGGTGACGCAAGAAACCTATTTACAGCTTGAAACGCTGAAAAACAGCACTAACCATTTGATTGTAAGAACATTTGGCGACGGTGAAATGTTTGTGCGTGCCGTGAGCGACGGTTATGAATTTCAGTATGAGGAAGGCGACGGCGTGATTTCGTGCACACTCACCATCCGCAACGTGACCGGCGCACAGCGTGTGGTCTGACATCTACACCTTATTATATATATATTGCTTTTTTCTTTCCGTTGGAATGCCGTTCCTGCATACGTGTGTGGGGCGGCATTTTTTCTTTGGGACTTTCTTTTTGTGCGCTTTTTTCTTTCGTCATGCAGGTAAATCTTCATTATCGTCTTTGTGACATTCTTCAATTTCTTTGCGTCCGCCGCAAATTTCTTTTTTTCGCACAAACTCCGTGTGTTTTACAACATGCTCATTCTTAGCAGGTTTTATTTGCAGAGAAAATCCGTTTGAGCATCCGCATATTTCTGTAATTCACGCATTTAGTCATTTTTTGTGTCCTTCATTACCGCATTTCGCGTGCGTAATTTCGTGATGTAATCAATTAATTATCAAACGAAAATGGCAACAAGAGCATTTCACGAAATCATGTCTACGCGATTCTGGGACTTTTACCCGGAGTCTCTGCATGCTTACCGGAGAACGATTCTTGACAACATTGCCTCACACCGTCCTTACGAGAAGCCGGACGAGCGGACCGACCGACCTTACTTCCTTTCTTCGCGCGACGGGTTTACGGAGAAAACCTACGTGGGTAATTACGACCGCATAACCTACTGGTACGATTTGGAAGAAGACGACCGCATCATTTCGGTTATCGACGTACAGGGCCCCATTCTTCGTAATGGCGACCTGTGTTCCTACGGGAGCAAGGAACACAAGGACATCATCATGCGTGCTTCTGACGATGCGCATACCATCGGATTTATTATCGAGATGGACAGCCCGGGCGGTAGCAGCATGGCGAAGTACGACTATGAGATGGCCCTCAACTACGCCCGATCAAAAGGAAAGAAGATTGTGGGTCACATCGACGGGATGGCCTGCAGTGCCGGTTATGCGCTGATGGCTCTGTGCGACGAAGTGTATTTCACCAATCCGCACGACACGGTGGGATGTATCGGTACCATGTGCGCGATGCTCACTAACAAGGACGGCGATGTGAACACCGTGACGCAGGAACGGTACGCCGAGATTTACGCCGACGGATCTCCTTATAAGAACAAGGAGTACCGCGACGCGGCCGAGGGAAACTACGAAGGCATCAAGGAAGAGCTGAACAGGCTTTGCGCCGATTTTCAGCAGATGGTACGCGAGCGCCGTCCAAGAGTGACGGACGACCAGCTGACCGGAAAAACTTTCGATGCGGGCGATGTGGTGGGTACCATGGTCGACGGTCAGGGTGACTTCAAGTTCTGCGTGAACCGCGTGCAGCAGCTGGCCGGAGTGAGTCAGAGTCAGAAAGGAAATTCGCCCGGAGCCTCACGCGAAGACAGCAAATCGGCAGGAATCAAGGAAGAAAAGCAGCCGGGAACACAGGAACAGGCTTCTGTGGAGCAGCCGGCATCAGATAAAACAGAATCACAAACTCAAAAACAAGCAACTATGGCAAAAAGCTATCCCTTTATTCAGTCGGCTGCAAAGGTAAACTCCCTGGTAGTCGAAGAAAACGGCGGTTTCTACATGGTGGAAACCATGGCGGACAATGTAGAAGAGTTCGTCATGAAAGCTAAACAGACGGAATCTACGCTGGCTGCAAAACTCACGGAAGTAGAACAGCTTAACGCAACCATCGAACAGATGAAGAAAGACCATGCGGAAGCACTGGCCAACCTGAAAGCGGAACACGAAAAAGAGGTTTCTTCATTGAAGGACGCTCATAAGAAGGAATCGGAAGACCTGACTGCGAAGCTGAATGAAGCTCAGAAGAGCATCGAGCAGAAAGATGCGGAAATCAAGGAGCTGAGCGAAACGGCACAGATGGAACCTACTCCGCAGGACCCGCCGAAAGACAACAACGGAGGTCAGGAAAGCGGACTGTTCCATGTGCAGAGCGTATGCGGTGAAAACATGAGCTGGACCGAAAAAGCTGAAGCCCGCCGCAAGCGTGATGCTGAAATCAGCAAAGCACGATAAGAGATAAGAACACGACACAAAAACTAAACCAGACACAAACAATATGGCTACAAAGTTATACGCACTCAGTGAAGAGAATGTATCGCATGTAAAAGACATTCTTGCTCCGGACATCATCGAAAGCCCGGTTCTCGATAACATGGCAGTGTTCAACAAACTTCGCATCAAGGTTATCGAAGATATTGAATACGCACAGACTCAAATCATTTTCCGTCGTAAGGGTGGTGAAGCCCGCCGTTACAAGGAAGGTTCTACGCTGAAGTCAACCCTTGGTTTCATGGACGAAAGCAAACTGGTGATGAACCAGATTTGGTCACGTTACTACGAAAACCTTCAGAACTTCCGCGAAAAACAGCCGTTCAGCATCCTGGGTTCAAACGGAACCTACAATGCACCGGTCACAGAATTTATCCTTCGTCAGATTGGTAAGCAGTTTGCCGGCGACAACCTGAGCAACCTGTTCTTCGGTAACATTGAATTGGGAGAAGACGACCCGCTCAGTCTGTACAACGGTTACTGGACTATCATTAACAACCTTATTAATCAGGGTAAGATTTCTTCCAAGGAAGGAAACCTTGTGGCTTGCGACCCGATTAACGAAGGTCCTGAAACTCAGGATGGAGAACACTTCGACGCATTTGTAGAATGGGTGGAAGGATGGCATCCGCTGTTGCGTAACGCTCAGGAAGTAATCGTTTACATGTCGCCGAAGCAGAAGCGACTCATTACCCACAGCTACATGCGTAAGTTTACCGGATTGCAGACTACAAGTGCAGGCGGTGAAGGATTCTCATTCGTGGGAATGGAAAACATCAAGATTGTAACCGACGGTATTATTGGTAAGGGTAATCGTATGATTGCAACTCTCCCTGAAAACCTGCAGTTCGGTCTTGACCGTGCAAGCGACTGGAACTCGGTGATGATGAGTCACGACCCGAACGACTTGAATGTGCTGATTTTCCAGGTACAGTCTACCGTAGGCGCACGTATTCTGGACATCGCACCATCCAAGTTCTGTGTGAGCGACGGTACTATCGAACAGATTGAACAGCTGAACGGTGACTACCAGAAGAATACCCTGACCGTTACTTCCAACAACGAAGAATGGGGTAAGGTAACGCTGTCTCCGCAAAAGGATGTATATACGAAGGACGAAACTGTGAAACTGACTCCTGCTTCTGAATCTGGATACAAGTTCAAGGCATGGAGCGACGGTGCAACAATCTCTCCGCGTGACATCGTTTACAACGGATACCCGACCTACCTTCAGGCCATCTTCGAGCCGGAAGACGAAGAGTAACCCGCCCGCTGAGATAAAACAGGCTGCCAAGTTTGGCAGCCTTCACAACACAAACACAAACTTTTAAAACTAGACAATTATGGCAGAATTATCATGCGACTTAATGGATATTGGTCAGGCTGCTGCCGGTTGCGAAGAACAGTTTGCCGGTATCGGTAATCAGATATATGTAGCCTATCCGGAAGATTTGAAAGCACCTCCCACATACGATGAGAGTAAAGCGGCTTTTTCTTCAGGAGCATTTACTTTCAAGGCCAGTAAAGGAGCCTGGAAGTTCCGTATTAAGAAACAGAGCGGACAGATTTCTTCAACTGGTAACGAAGGGGCGAAAGGATACAACGTACAGCTGATGTTTACCATAGACAAGGACGTGGAAAACGCAGCTCATGTGCTCCGCATCCTGAAAAACCGTGGTGACGCTATTTTCTTTGCAGAAAACCCGTCAGGAGGTTATTACGTAGTGTACGACCCTACTTTCGGTACGGAAGTTAACAACAACTACGACAGTGGTACTACTCCGGATTCTGATAGCGGTCATGCAGTAACTGTTACCAGCAACCCGAACAGATACTCCCTGACTACCTGGGACGGAACTCTGACTATCAAATCGGGACTGGGATAACGATTATACAAACTTCAAAATAAGACAATTATGGCAGAATTATCATGTGACTTAATGGATATTGGTCAGGCTGCTGCCGGTTGCGATGAACAGTTTGCCGGTATCGGTAATCAGATTTATGTCGCTTATCCGGAAGACCTTACGGCAAAGCCTGTATATGAAGCATCTAAAGCTGCATTTACTGAAGCTTCTTTTGCTTTTTCTCCTGGTAAGGGAGCATGGAAGTTCCGTATCAAGAAACAGAGCGGTCAGATTTCTTCAACTGGTAACGAAGGTGCAAAGGGCTATAACGTACAGCTGATGTTTACCATCGACAAGGACGTGGAAAACGCAGCCCATGTGCTCCGTATCCTGAAGAACCGTGGTGACGCTATTTTCTTTGCGGAAAACCCTGCAGGAGGTTATTACGTAGTGTACGATCCTACTTTTGGTACGGAAGTGAACAACAACTACGATAGCGGTACCACTCCGGATTCTGACAGCGGTCATGCGGTAACAGTGACCAGCAACCCGAACCGCTACTCCCTGACTACCTGGTCGGGTACATTGACGCTGAAATCAGAGGCAAGTTCAGGAGATGGAGGATAACCGTTTGATTTGCATATTCTAACAAACGAAAAAGTGGATGAAAGTCCGGCACTTGCTAATCGGTGCCGGACTTTTTTATGTCCTTCAACGACATATTGGTTTTCCCTACTTTTGGGGTAAAGTAATTGAAAAACAAAGGTTATGATTACAGAAAAAGAATACTTAAAAGACTACAGAACCATGAATGAAGAAGAAAAGAAAGACTATCTGGACCGTGTGAAACGATGGACGGACGAAACTTTTCCGGAACTGCTGGCGCTGGCCGAATGCTGGATGAAGGTGCCTGTGAAGGATTTCGACGAAGGATGCCGTCTGGTGTCGGCCATTGTGCGGGCAAAGGATTTCCTTCGCGACGTACAGCGCTATGAAGCCCGCCGTGCACTCAACAAGATGAACCTGTTCCTGCAGGAAGTACGGAAGAAATCCGGACTGGCCAAGAAAGCCACTCGCGGTCCGGTTGGAACCGTTCGTTACAAAGCGATTGTTCCGGATGATGGTGCGCCCGATGAAGAAGGAAACATGACCGCACGCCAGTACGAAGAGCAGGAAGTGGACGGTCGCAGACCGAAAGAATTTGCCCTCTATAAAGACAAGCTGCCGAAATCTCTCCGCGACAAGGGAGAAAAAGAACTTTCCGCCATGTACCTGGAACTGGCAGAGTATCGCGGCACGCTGGAAGTAATGGCCGAAAATCCCAACGTAAGCGACGAAGCACGCGCGGACATGGCACAGAAAGCCATCGCTTCCGAGAAGAAAATCCGCGCGTTCTGGACCAATGTGGATGCCGCACTGAACGGTACCTACACCGAGCAGGAAACTTCCACAGCCGACAGCATGAAACGTCCTGGCGACTTTACCCGTGCCGAGATAGAAGCCATGAAGGATGTACGCCAGCAGGAAGTATGCCGCAAGGCCCGCGTGGAAGGAAACAAGAAATACATCAACCGCAGCGACGTGAAGATTACCGAGGAGTACAAGGAACAGCTTAGCCTTCGTATAGAGGAGCTGATGGAGTGGGGCGAAAACCTGCCTAAGAAAACGGCAGAAGTAGCTACTGCAGCAGGCATATCCATTCCCGGTGTAAACGCTCCGGTTGCATCCGTACAGGCAGAGACAAAGTCTGCTGACACCGAAAATCAGGAGCCAAAGGTATCGGAAGGAAAAGCAGAAAAACGATCCGAAAATACCGAAAAACGTACAGAAAAAGAGGAAAAGCGTGCTGAAACAACGGAAAACCGTACAGAAACGGCGGAAGAACCGAAAAAAACTACAGAAACCGCACGCAAGAAAGTAGATCCTACTGAAAGTGTAACCGAAGGTCAGATGAAAGGAGGTGCGTTATGAGAATAATTGAACCCTGCTGCTACCACAAGCAGCTGGAAGGAATGATTGACGAGTGCAGCAAAAAGCACACGGCTGCCAACTTCTTCAGCTACTCCGACTGGGACATGTGCGACCTCCTGGGCACGCTGTCCGGCTACTGTTCCGGAGGAGAAATGGGTATTGTCATGGTGCGGCTCGATGTGAAGCTCATTCAAACCATCCGTCGTATTCTTTCGCGTGTGAAGCCCGATCCTACAAATCCGTCGAACCATTTTGCTGACGTCAGCAAAATGATACTGGTAGCGCAGCCTGCATCCACCGGAGCCACTTTCAATCAGCGTCAGGAGATTCGCACGCAGTTGGGCGATTTTATCAAGTCGGGCCGGCTGGTGGTGTGTGAGGACAATGTGGGTTTCCGCTGCGTCACGGTGAAGAGCAAATCGCACAGCCTGGTTATCCAGGGAAGCCTGAACACCCAGCGCAGTAACGCCATGCAGATGTTCACACTTACCACTTCGCCGGAAGAGTATGAGAATGTGGCGGAGATGTTTCGGATGAAGGAGCATACGAAAAAGGTTTTATGATTTTTCGGGCAGAAGAACATAAGAACATATTCATTGAATGATGTAAAAATAAGCATGTTTCGATGTGCTTATTTTTACATTAAAAGTTAAATAGTTGTTTTTCATTGGGATATAGTAGAAATATAAGAGCACAAACACGGAAACACAAACTATGGCAAGCGAAATAGCACAACGATTCTACGACCTGCTGCGGAAGCACTTTGAAACGGGTGTGCCGTGGCAGAACATGGCCTTTACCGACGAGCAGAAAAAACGGGTGGAAGTCTGCCTGGATGCGTACAAGCGCTTTGAGGAGGACCCGTTCATGAATCTGCGTCAGTACATCATAAACCGCTGGAAACGAACGTACAGCCAGCTGGGAGGCGACCTGAAGGTGATAGACTTCATTTCGTCGTTCTATGCCAAGGGACAACGAAACATTTCCTCGATGAAGGTGCGCCACGCCGCCGACCTGATGATGCGAAACGGAGCCGATACGGGCGACATGAAAGCGGTGTACAACGGTGCCAGCCTGCTCACCAAGATTGACCGTCTGGATCAGCCGGAAACGCCGGAGGAACTGGGCGACGAATTGATACGTATGCCGGTAGTCATTACCTCGGATGTGAAGAAGAAATTCCCGAACAAAACCGGGCACGACAGCGAGGAAATGCGCCGCCTGAGAAAGAAATACGGCGTAAAGCTCGACCAGTGGCAGGAGATGGTGGAAGACGACGAAGGCGTATATGTAAGCGAGGAACAAAACGGTTCCGAAGAGGAATACAATGAATTAAACCGGGACGATTTTACACAACCGGAAGAGGAGGAATAAACCATGGCACGACGAAACGACTATGAATCTTCCCGTGAGGAATCACTCCGACGGGCACAGCGTCACGCATCAGCATTGTCTGGCGTGCAGGAGATGGAAGAGCAGGAAACTGCGGCCAACTACATCTACATGAATCCGGCCCAGCGTGCGGTGTACAACTACCGATGCCGGAATACCACCGTAGAAGCAGGTCGTGGTACAGGTAAGACCGACGGACTGATTACGCCCGAAATGGCCGGTTGCATCCAGTCCATGCCTCGCGGAACCGGACTTTTCTTAGGTAACAGTATCAAGCAGCTTTTCACAAAGACCGTACCTAAAACGCTTTACTCGCTGGAGCGAATGACCGGACTGAAAGAGGGAGTCCATTTCTTTCGTGGACACGCTCCGGCCAAATGCAATTTCAAGGAACCCATCGTAAAGCCGAAGGTATGGGAAAACTGCATCCATTTCTGGAACGGATTCGTGTACTACATGATTTCTACCGGAGTGAAGGCTGCTGCCAACGGTATGGACTCGTGTTCCATCATTGGCGACGAGTGCCGTTTTATGCCGGAGGGACTGATTAAGGCCGAAATTCTTCCTACGCTTCGCGGTATCAACACCAATCATCCCGGATTCGATGAAAACCTGAATCCGTATTACAAGAGTATATTCTTTGTGAGCGATGCGCCACTGACCAAGCGTCAGGCATGGCTCCGGAAGCGCCGTGAAGAGCAGACACCGGAAATAAATCGCAAAATTGCGGAGATGATACGTGAGGCGCAAATCTGCCCGGAAATCGTGCAGTCCCCCAAATACCAGCGTGAGCTGAACAAGCTGCGCTGCCAGGCCAGCATCTACTTCTCCTTTTCCAGCATAGAAAACATCGACATTCTGGGCGAACAGTTCATCCGCACCATGCAGAAGGAACTTACCCCCACCATGTTCGACATCTCCATCCGTAACGTCGAGAAGGAAGAAATCAACGACGGATATTATGCCAACTTCGACCCCGACGTGCACTGTTACCTCAGTAACGACGAAGAGCAGCTCGAAGCCGCACAGAAATATAAGAAACGCACCATTACGCAGATATACAACGGCGGGCGTACCCTGCGTGTGGAGTCGGAAAGCATTGACTTGAACGAGCTTTCCAAGGCACAGGACTGCTGTCTGGACACCGACATAAAGCCCGGAGAACCGCTGCGCATCGCCTTCGACTACAACGCACACATCAACTGTCTGGTGATAGGGCAGACCGACAGCCGGAGCAACACCGGCGTGCTGCGCATACTCAACAGCATGACCAACGTAAAGAACACCCGTATCGAGGGACTTTGCAAGATGTTCTGCAAGTATTACGAGCCGCACCGCCTGACCTGCCGTGACGTGATTTTCTACTACGACGACACCGCCAAGCAGGGAGCAGCCTATGCCAGTGAGCGACACGAAGAAACCCGTTTCTACAACATCGTGAAGAAAGTGCTTCGCAGCCACGGATGGAACGTCATCGAAGTACCCATGGGAAGGCCCATGAGCCACAACAAGAAGTACGAGTTCCTGAACGGATGCTTTGCCGGCACGCAGCGCCCGTTCCTTCGCATCAACAAGGAGAACAACGAGTATCTGATTGCCTCCATGGAGAACGCACGTGTAAAGGAAGGACGTAACGGTTTCGAGAAAGACAAGAGTCAGGAGAAGAACCGCGTATCGAAGGAGGTGGACGACATCGAGGCAGAATTGAGTACACGTACCGACCTGAGCGACGCATTCGACACGCTGGTAATCGGTGTGCGCTATTACGGGTCGGGCCGCATGATAGGCGTGGGTATGCCGATGTCGGCTTAATGAAGAATTAAGAATGAAGAATTAAGAATGAGTAATGAGCAAGAAGAAGCTGAAATATCAGGACCCGGCGATGCAGCCTCCCAAAGCGCTGATGCAGCTGGTGGATGCCTTTACCGACACTTACAAGCCGGTGGAGCGTGAGGAGTATGCCGACGAAGTGTTTACCGTGCGCCGCATCCGTGAATACTTCCAGGCATGGCCCATCCCGAAGATGCCCGACCCGCTTCCGCCGTACCTGGTGGAACTGGAGCGACGGGGATTCGCCATGCAGACGGCCTACGACGGACATCCCGCCCTGTTCTGCGTGCGCTGGCATGTGGACGAGGAAATCTGCACTGCTGAAGAAACGCACGACAAGGAAGTCGAGGTTCGAACCGGACTGGTGAGCATGAAAGCCCTCATAGCCCGCCGCATGATGGAGCGTCCGGCAGACGATGGCGACGATGAAGAAGACGAATTGGGCGAAGAAGAATAGCCCTGATAGAAACGATGACCCCCGCCCGCTTCAGGGAAGACGGACAGGGGTGAAGTGAGAGTTTTAAAACACAATGCAAATATAAGGAAAAATAATTTATAATTGTCATTGATTTTATATTTTCCACCGAATTTTAGCTAATTTTGCGTGTGATGCAACAATTTTAATATTTACAGCCATGAAAATGCGCAGACTTATCAAGGCACTTTTCAGCAGGAAGAAGAAAAATGCCGCAGCCATATACCTGTCACGGTTTGACACCATAGATAAAATGATACGTGAGAAACTGATTGGGATAGACGTGAAAGAGTGTTACGTGGCCCTCGACCTCTCCGTGCATCTGCTCTACAAGGACGACGACCGGAAGTATGCCGCATTCTTCGACACCCTCCGCGCTTTCATCAACTATCATCGCGGATATATGGACCTCCCCGTGCTTCAGCCGGAAGAGCGCATCAACTTCTGCGTGAACTTCCGCCGTGAGATACGCTTCGACCTGGAGAATGAAGAGTTTTACGACGAGCCCCGGGTGGAATACATACCGTGGCTGGTAGGATTCTGCCAGTCGGGCACCGTGGTTTACGATGTTTTCGAACAAGGTAAGAAGTGAGTTTTCAGGAATGTATGCTTTTAAGCATTGACAAATGTGCCCGGCTGCGAAGTCGGGCACATCTGTTTAAATTTGATAAATTTGCAAATGCAGCCGCTCTGCCTTTATACGCACGAAGGAAGAACACGAATAAATCAACTATTTAAAACAAAAAAGGAGGATAAAAATGAAACCTCAAACTAAAACGTACAAGCATGTGATAGACTTGTACTTTGAAAGCGTGCCACACAGCATCCGCACATTCAGCGTTCATGGCAATACATTAATTTACATTGAATACGAAGATTATCTGAGCGAACACCATGTAACGGAAGCCCTTCTACGATTATTGGGCACCAGCGTTCTTCTCAGTATCAAGCGAAACTGTTCCGAGCGGCTATTCCAGGAAATACAGCAGCGTTACGGCCTATTCATGAGCCAGCTTGAGCTCTGCGCTGTGATGTCTGAATACGAAGCCTGACGTTTACTCCCCTCCGCATGGTTTTGCGAAGGGGATTTTTTTGTATTTGTTTGTCAAAAATGGAAAATAAAGTTATTTTCGGGGTGAACTTTAAACTTAACAGTTATGGATAAATTTGTTACTATTGATTTTGAGCACCTGACTCCAAATCATGAAACTGCGTGCGCGGTTGGAATGGTAAAGGTAATCAATCAGGTTATCGTGCAGGAATTTTATTCACTTATAAAGCCTGCCCCGGATGAAAGAAAAACGCTAAACACCCATGTGCATGGGATAACTGAGGAAATGTGTGCCAATGCTCCTACATTTGCAGAACTTCTCCCTTTTATGGAATGGTTTACAGAAGGATGTGAAATTGTAGCGCACAATCACGTAACAGAAAAGAGCGTACTTGAAAAGGCTTGCCGTTATTACGGGAAAACAGACAGCACATTGTATCAGCCTTTATTCATCGACACGTACAATTCCACAGGAAAAAGCCTGGAAGAATCTTGCAAAACGGCTGGGATAGAACTTAAAAAGCACCACAACGCGCTGGAGGATGCACGTGCGTGCGCAGAACTTTATATGAAAGTACAGGGTGGAGAAATAGTAAAGCCAAACCCTGATGCGGTAAGTGCTATGGGTTATCAGAAAAAAGATTCAAGCCTTTACGAACTTCTTCCGGACGAAAAGCTGCAAAGAACAGACACTCCATTCTATCACAAGCATATCATTACGACAGGAGAATTTCGGTCATACCCCAATAACAGAAATGCGCTTTTAAAGAAATTGCAACTGTTTGGCGCAATCAATCTGAAAAGTATAACCAAATCTACAGAATGGGCAATAGTAGGAGAAGGAGCAGGCCCAAGCAAAATGGAAAAGCTGGCACAAATGCCAGGAGTAAGAATTATCCATGAAGAGGAACTGATGGAAATGCTCCGGAGTTTAGAATGAGTAAGCAGCATGAAAACACTGATGTACAATAAATTTAGATTCTAAAGCAAAATGAAAAAGTATGTATTGCTGTTTATTGGAATTTTTATTCTGATACCATCATGCAAGGATAAGAATATGGAAAGCCGTTTGAAGCAACTCACAGAAACAAACAAAGCTCTTCAGGATTCCATTCGCTATTTAAAAGAAAATTTAAAATCAGCAAATATAGAACTGGAAGGATATAAACTTTCTCCTGAAAAGTTATGTGCAGGTATTGAGGAACTTCAATCAAAAAATGATACGATAAAATTATCTGATATTCTAAAAAAACTGAAGAAGTATCATCCGGAATCAGACCAAATTAAAACCGTCGAAAAAGTCATTTCTGAAATAAGAATTGCAGTTCAAAAAAAAGCCGAAGAAGAAAAGAAGAAGCGGATGGCTGCCGTTTCCAAATTAAAGAAAAGGGTAGATGACGTACAGGGAATAACGTGGTATTATAACCCCTATTTCACGCATTATGATAATGTAAGTGGAACTTCAATTTATATGGGAAAATCTTCTTCTGCCGTATGGCTTAGACTGAAAATGTCATACGCAGGAGAAAATTGGATATTCTTTAAATCTGCTTATTTATCTTATGACGGTAACACTAAATTCATAGATTTTGACGAATACAAAGAGAAACATTCCGATAATGATGGCTATGGAGTTTGGGAATGGATTGATATTCCTATGAATAAAGAACTTCTTTCATTTTTGAGGAAAATGGCAGATGGGAAAAAAGTAAAAATGCAACTGTTAGGTGAATATGGAGATTTAAGAAACTTATCGTATCCCGAAAAACAAGGTATTAAAGCTGTACTTTTAGCATACGATGTTTTACGTTCAGAGCCAGGCATGACTACTTTTGAAGATATTTTTTCTGATGAAGATTTAGCTACTGAATAAGGATGTTAATATAATAGATTATGAAAAAGTACGATTTTAATGCGATAATCAAATTATAATTGTTACATTTGCCAAGAAATTAAAAGGGAGGAATGATTATTTCTCCCTTTCCGCTTGCTTTTGTGATATTTGTTGTATATTTGCAATGTTCAACATAAATACAAAAGCAGACGGATGTCTGCAAATAGCAGGCATTTTTTATGTTTGCTTGTACAGCTATACATTAAAATATAGCGGCTGTTTAATCCCGTGGGAACTGTTAATGCACTCCCTACTGCTTTTGTAAGTATGTTGAACGACGGGCCATGAACAGCCGTTTTTCTGTTCTATAACGCCAAAAATGTTCAATATGGCAACAAATCAAATTTTTCAGTACAATGGAACGCCTATCACATTTCAGATAGGAGGAACTCTTATGGTAAACGCCACTCAAATGGCAAAACCTTTTGGTAAACAACCAATATTTTGGTTAAACAATCAATCAACAAAAGAGTTTTTAGCCCAATTATCCGAACTTAGAAATTTAAGTTCGGCTGATTTAGTGAGAGTTACAAAAGGAGGAAACGACAAAAAGCTACAAGGCACCTGGATGCACGAAGATGTAGCCCTTGAATTTGCACGCTGGCTAAGTCCTGCATTTGCCATCTGGTGCAACGACCGTATTAAAGAACTGCTGATGAACGGAACCGTCAGCACCCGAACCACGCAAACCGACTACACATGCACTGAAAACACTCATGGAAGTGTAGACAATCTTTCCGGACTCCTCACAGAAATAGAAGAAGAGCTTTCCGAATCCATTTCCATGCTTCAGCACAAGAAAGACCGTATTTCTTACCTTAAATACCGGCTTGAACGTGAAGAAACCTTGTCGGCAGGAACTGCACAAAGCCAGTTTGAGCAGCGCATATCAAGGCTTGAACAGATGATACAGAATTATCTTTCAGGCGACAGCGGTTCCGTCACGCCTGTAAACAAGAATCCCGAAACTACCACACATCCGTTCTACGCAAAAAAAGACATCCCATGCTACACCGTCAGTGAAATACGCACACGCTTCCGCGATGCCATGCTTGTGCGTCAGATGGCCCGCACCATGAGCCGTGAAAACGGGATAGTGGTACGCACGGCACGCCTTTTCGACTTCCTTCGCCGTGAAGGATGGCTGCTTTCCACACCCGAATGTTACAACGCTCCTTCCGAAGAAAGCACAAAGCGCGGACTGATACTGGCCGCACACTCCAGCGCCACCGGTTCCGGAGTGAAATACTACACACCTTACATCACACGCGAGGGATACGAGTTCTTTTCACGCATCATCATGCAGAAAGGAGGCTACCTATGAAAAAGCGCGAAGCAAGAAAGGCAATAAACGGCTATTTCGGGGGAATAAGACACAGCATTATGTTTACCGTCACACGCCATGGCGTGCTGGCCTATGTGGAATACGAGGACTTCATGCCCGAACACACCGTGCGCCGTGAGCTGGAAAGTCTGCTCGGCAGCGGTTATCTGGTCAGTGTGAAACGCGAGTGCTCGCGCTCACTTTTCAAGGAGATTGTGGACTTTCTTTCGTCCGACACGAGCGGCCAGAAAACCCTTCTTATGATGATGGGAAACTACGTTTCTGCGCACCCCCTCCACAATAGCCTGTAGGGCCACTCAAAACAAATGCAGCAAACCACTTGAGAGGTTTGCTGCATATCGCTCGAGAGGTTTGCCGCAAACCACTTCAGAGGTTGCTGGCGCACGATTCAAAAGCCAGTTTCAGAAGTGTTTTTTGTCCTTCAAAAACGGTCGGTCTGGGAGGTAATTTAGAGTTGTCGAAAGACAAGTAGTACAAACCTTAAAAACACCATTAAACTATGGCAATCGTTTACGAAAAACAGAAAATCACCCTCGGCTTCAAGAAAGACAAGCCGGAGGTTTACCGCATCAAGCCGGTACGTCAGCAACCCGTCACTTTCGACGACCTTCTTAATGAAGTGAGTAACTCGTGCGGTGTGAACCGTTCGCAGACAAAAGCGGTGCTCGAAGCGCTTATCGACCGTATGATTGTGTTCATGAACTACGGCATGCCCGTAAAGCTGGGCGACTTCGGTTCTTTCAAGCCTACCTTCAACTCAAAGACGGGAGCCACTGCCGACGATGTGACTGCCGAAAACGTCACCCGAAAGAAAATCCTTTTCTATCCCGGCAAGCGTTTCAAGCAGATGCTTGAAGGAATGTCTGTCACTACGATGGAAGATTACGATGAAGAGGAGACAGCCGGACAGGAACCTGAACCGGGTGGAGGAACCGAGCAGGGAGGAACAGACCCTGACGAGGGAGGTGGCGGATTTACGTAAAATCTTTCAGTCTTCTTTTTTTGTTGAGAGAGGGGTGCCCGTGAGGGTGCCTCTTTTTTTTGTGAAAATGCTTGTGTAAATAAAGAATATTATGTACTTTTGCATTGGAAAAAGAAAGATAGCGCAATGGAAACAGAAAAAATCAAAGTACCCGTAAAGCAAGCTTTACCTATGATAGCAGAAATGGTGAAGCTAAAGTATGTAACCGACGCACTGGGAAAATCAAGCGGATGGATATATAACAAGTTAAATCATGAAAATACCACATCAAAGTCAAGCGGCTTTAATCAAACTGACGTAAACAAACTAAATGAATTATTTTGTGAAATAGGAGAAAAGCTTATCAGTACAAGGATTTATATCCCAACGGTAGAGAATAAAGATTCACTTTCAGTAAGGCAGGAAATAATTGGGCAGATTCAGTCTGTATCAGATATGGTTTCAATGCCCTATATATATATTGGTAAGATGAAGAAAAGCACCTCATGGTACCTTAACAGGATGCGAAAAAATTCTACAAAAGCATCATTTAAACAGGAAGACATCAATATGATAAATCTTTCACTCATTGAAATAGGGAACAAGCTTCTATCTATTGAATTAACTCTGTGAAAAATTAAATTTCACACAAAACAGATTATCATAAAAAAGAAATTGTATATTTGTAATGCCCATAAAGAACTATAAGTCACATCTTCATGCCGTGTAATCCGTAAAATCGGATTCAGAGTGGTTCTCTGTGGGCGCACGGCATGAAGATGTGATTTTTTTTAAGATATGAATGAGAAGCAAAACATCATAGCAGAAAAAATACTTTTAGTATTAAAAGAATCAAATGGACATATAAGGGAAAGTGACCTTCTTGATAAACTTGAGAGTGTAGATAATTCTTTCAATCAATTAGAAAGTACTTTTGTGATAAGCCGAATGATAGAAGACTATAAGCTTATTTATCGCTCAAAATCATGGATATGCTTGTCTTCCAATGGTGAGGTAGCTATAAATTTAGGAATAAGTAAATATATCAGAAAGATACACTCTAACCAACGGTTAGACATTAAGATGAAAAGACTTGAAGTCATATCAAAAATCCTTTCAATAATAAAAGACAGTCATACCATACTGACTATTGCAGTAACAGCAGTATGTACTTCCTTAATATATACCCTATCACCAAACCTAAAGGAGCTCCTAAAATTATTCCTACAATGGTGCAAATCAATTTTCTTTTCTTCATAGATTTTTTATTTTTAGCAAAGATACTAAAAGGAAACGTATGTAGAAAGGACAATACATAAAGTATATAAAGGCAATCGGACGGAATCCGGTTGCCTTTTTTTGTATTCCCTTCAAAACTGAATAACAATCTGATAATTTGGAATTGAAACAAAAGATTTTTGCCCGATTCACGATGAAAACCCCGCGCCTCGCTACGTGGGACGTGTCCCCCTGGGACCCCGTCCGGCGGTGATATATGCCCGGGCGGTGGCCGCGTCCGGCGTGCCTGGTGTCCGCTGGTGGCTGCTGGTGTCCGCTGGTGGCTGCTGGTGTCCGCTGGTGGCTGCTGCTGTCCGCTGGTGGCTGCTGCTGTCCGCTGGTGGCT